TTAAACGGCATGCAGATGTGAGTGGCGAGCATCGAGTAGAGCCTGCAGGCGTTCCGACATCTTCAGTAATTCGAGATTCGCGGCAGCCCGGATTTGCGGATTGCTGTGCTCGCGAAGTTCTGCCAGAGCCATGAACCGTTGGTACTCTTCTTCGGTGAATACCTGCTTTGCGAGACGCATGACGATCACCTCAGAAGACAACTTCGCCATGGATGGCCCTCCTCCCCGTCCCTGAATGGTGAATACTTATGATTGCTGATGGCCAATGATTCTACATATCGTGCGAAAACCCTTCGACCGAATTTATGAAATTTATAAGGCTCCTGTGGACCCGTCATTCTCAAGTGGAATGACATTCAAATTTTCCTGAGTAGCGGCCGGCTGAGCAGCACCATCGAGATGGTGATACTTTTTCGCAATAGCCTCCCATTGGTTTGTCACTGCTCCGGCCAGGTAACCATAGTAATCGCCCGCCCCTTCTGATCCGCCCTCCATGCGTTGAACCAGAAAAGAGTTCCCGCTGAGGCTTGAAATGAGAGCAATTACAGCCTGATGCGCCGTGCTTAGATCTGACGCCAACGTGACGACACCAACAAACGCCGCAACGGCGCCAACCAGATAGTGTTTGTACCGGAATGGATTTTCTTTGATGAGTCGTCTCTTATCTTCTGCGCTCAGGCCGTGGAACTGTGGATGATTGCCGATCCGTATGACGTCCAACGCATTGCGGCATTCAGCGCCGATGATGCCGCAAATAACCGACATCGCGATTTGCGTTAGCAGGTTCCAGTCCTCGGACGACAACAACTCTCCCTCCCAGTCCGTTGGCCTATATCAAGTCTATCACAATGTTGTCTATAAACAAAAAAGTCCCCCACCCGCGAACGGATGGGGGCCCGTCTGTCATACGCCCTGCTGTGCTTTTATCTGTACATACAGTTCCAGGGCCCGCCTCAGTGCCGGCTCATACCCGCCGAACCGCTCCCGGATCGGGGTAAGCGACGGGCCACCGTTGACTTCCCGCCACTGGAGATACGATTCCAAGCCCAGTTGTTGGCGCACGAAACGAAGCAGGTATGAAACAATCTCGCCGTCCGTGTACTCCGTTTGCGGGCCTGGCTCGTACCGCACCAGCCCGAGTGCCTGCTTCGCTTCGCCCACGCCCCCGAAGCGCATCCGGATCGTCTCGATGTGCGGGTACGTGGGGTGCTGTTCGCGCCACTCCAAGTAGTCATTTTCGCTGAATTGGAGTCCGTAGTCTTGCGCACAGGCCGCCAGAGCCGCGCGCAGATCGTCATCTGACCATCCTGGTGATGATGGATCTATCACGGGTAACCCGGCACGTTCTTTCGCTCTATTCCAGGTCCCACCGAGCTGGCGCGTGATTTTGGTACGCGGTGGCCTGTCTGGGTGCTGCCGCTGCCATGCGTCGTAGTCCCGCTTCGTCAGGAGCGGGCTGGTCTCCGCGGCTTCCCGAAGGGCCCTGATGCACTCTTCTTCTGTCGGGCCCTTGTCGCGCGGCGCGAATCCCATCTCATCCCGCAGCTTGCTCCATGGCTTACGGGTGTGGTAGTAGAGTGACATCTGCCTAAGCAGCCGGCCCTGCGCCGCATACGCATCCCATTCCGCCTGGGACGGCCAGCGCCCGAGGGATGCGGCATAGGAGCGCAGCGCGGCCAGCGACTGCTCCAGCCGCGCATTCTCACGCTTCGTGCCCATCTTCGTCTCCCGCCTTTCGCCTGGTCGGCCGGCTCTGTTCTCGGTCGATCACCCACTGTTTGCCCATCTGCCTCGCTCTGATGGCCCCGCTGGCGCAGAGTCGCTTCACCCAGGCGGGAGAAAGCCCCCACAGTTCGGAGGCTTCCTCCACGCTCATCACTTGCGTCAGCGGGTTTGGGCGAAAAAAGCGCCATCCCGATCCAGTTGAAAGTCCCAGTCAGGTCCCAGGGCCCGATACCCGGAGTCCGTGGGTTCGCCTGCCCAGTCCTCATCCCTGCCCGGGCGAGGCGGAAACAGGTCGGCGACGTCACCGCCGAACAGCGAGGTGATGATCTCTCTGTACCGCTCTGGCACCGCACCGAGGGCATCACGGTCCAGCCAGTCTTCGAGGACGCGCTGGGAAGCCACATCCACCACCAGCAGACCGTACTGCCCGTGATAGCTGTACACTCCGTCCCGTCCGTCGTAGAGGGCGGCGATCCCGGCCTGGTGATGCCGGACCGCCTCCTCATATGTGTCGCAGCACTCTACCCTGTCTGGGGCGAGTTCGGCGTCATCCCACGCGGCCCACCGACCGTCCGGGAGCCGCGTGATCCACCAGTCGACGTCGCCCTGCGCGTAGAAGTGTTGGGAAGCCTCCATCAGCGCCTCGTTGGTCGGAAACCCCAGGTGTGCGGCGAACTGTGACAGATCCATTGTTGTAACGCCCTCCTTCAGGCAATTTTCGCGGCGACATCCGCGACTGCGATCTCATATTGCCGACCCGCCCGAACCTCGACGAAGCGCCGGCCGACGTACGGCTCGTTCACCTCGTAGATCCCGTCCTCCTCCAATGCGAACGTGGTGTACCCCGTCTTCCCGCTGCTGCTCCAGTCGCGGGCCAGCGGAGCGAGAAACTCACGCTCGAAGTGGTACTTCGGATGCCGTCCGACGATCCGAGCGACCCACTCCCGGCCGCCGCTGGGCTGGTGACGGACGGTGAGCAGCACGCGCTTCGGCGCCTTCGCTTCAGCCCATGCCTGGCGGAGCGCCAGCGCCATCCGCGCCTTGTAGTCACCCTCCATCTGCCGCGCGAGTTCGTGCGCCCGCTTCATCACGTTCCGCACATCCACCTTCATCATCGTTCCCTCGCCTCCTGTTGTAGCGGTATCGCTACTTTCTGATTACAGTATACGAGTAGCGTTATCGCTAGTCAAGAGGGTAAGAGAAAAATTTTCTCGTTTTTGAGGAATAAAAAAATGGCCCCCACCCCGAAGGGTGAGGGCCGTGTGGTGAAGCGAGATCTGTCAGGCGGTCTGTTGAGCCTGGGGCTGAGTCTGCTGCGCCTGAGCCTGCTGCTGGGCCTGGGTGAACGCCGTCGCAGCCGCAAACAGCGGCGACGCCGCGGCCTCATCGGCCTCACGCTGCACCGCCTCCAGGGCCGCCGAGATCTCGTCCGGAGTCACGCCGGGAACACGGGCGGCTACCCAGAACGTGAGGGCCTTGCGCTGATCCTCGGAGACCGCCCCCAGGGCGACCCCAAACGCATGCAGCCCGACGGACGCCGCGTGGTACAGCTCCGACTGCCGGGCGCGCTCGGTGATCTGGGCGATCTCGTCTTTCAGACGCTGCTCGGCCTCCGTTACGGCAGGCACCAGCTGCCCGACGCCCTCGGCGACCTGCTCGGCGTCGCGGAGCAGGCGCGGACCTTCATGGACGATCTCCCGGACCACCGTGCCGATCCAACCCCGCTTATGCGCCACGATCACACCGCCGATTGCCACAGCGGCAGTCACCAGATCATTGGCAGCGTTGAGCCAAGAAAAGTCCATCATCCATCATCCTTTCCTCATTGAGTCGAGAATGCCCATTCAACCTTTGTCGCTTTGACGCCCGGCAACGCCGTCCACGGCAGGTATGTGTCGCCTCCATAGATCACCCCCTGCACGTCCTTTCCATCTATGGACATGACACCGTTGCCCTTGTAGTTGTACTTGGCCCCTGTGGCCTGCAGCGCCGTCCACAGCACGTAGGTTGATCCGCCCACCACGATGGCGCGGAACACCTTGCCATTGACCAGCACGTCATACGTCGCCTCCGGGGTGGTGATCGTGTGCTCCTGCAGCGGGTTCCCTGGCCACCACCCGGGATCGCGGAACACGTCATCGATGTCGACATGCACTCCAGCCGCCGTCGTGTCGACTTGTGACTGGTGCATACAGGAACGGGGCGAGATCTGACCGTAGGACCAGGCACAGGTCTGCCAGTAGTAGTCCGCCGCGACGTTGGAGAGCGTCCGGAAGCTACCGTACACGCCGAGCTTGTACGGGCCAAGGTTCCTCCGGACGCCATCCAAGTACAGCCGAATCTGTGGCATGTCGCGGTCGGCGGTATCGAAGTCCACGGCAAAATAGATTGGCGTGCCGGCCGGCTGCCCGAGCGCCTTGGCTTCGGTTACGGCCTGGGCGCCGTCCTGCAAGCCCTGGGAATACGTGAAATATGCCAGCTTGTCCCCAGCGCCCTCCCAGATGCTGATGATGGCCAAACCCGCGCCACGGATGGCCGATACCTCCCCGGGCGTGAGCGCCTTGCTCCACCCGTGCGTCAGGTGGCCCAGGTACCGCCCGACAGCGACGTATCCCGCGGCTTTCAGGGCCTTCGCAGAGGCTGCGGTCAACGGCGAGTAGCAATCCACGGCTTTTGCGATGATAGTCACGGTATCACCTCCTTACCATTTCACCGGCGGGATCTTGCTCGAGACCAATCCCAGCAGAAAGGCCACCACGGCGATCCCGCCGGTGACCTTGTACTGCCAATTGCGAAGCTGATCGATGTCTTTTCGCTGCGCCTCACACTGGGTTTCAAGTTGAGCCACTTTCTGCTGCAGGTCGGTGAAGCGCAGGTTAACCGACTCCTGAGAGGGGTAGCGGGCGTCCAGCTTTTCAATCAGCACGGCCACATTGCCGTCGAGTTTCTCAAGTGCACGTTCCACCCGGTCTAACCCCTCCTTCAGAGACTGAAAGCCAGCCTCCAGTGTCGATAGGCGCTCCTCTACTGTCACGGTCACTGTGCCTCTCTCCTTTCGTCGAGCGGCACCTGAAAATGCCTCAGCGCCAAATAAAGATCCTCCGGACTCGGCGGCGGCCAGCGCCTCAGCTTCTTCGACCGGAATCCCGCTTTCCGCAGATAGTACGCCACCAGCGAACTGCATATCTTCCGCCGCCGCTCCCATGACTCCACCCACCGCCGCGGCAAATGAATAACGCCCCGCGTGGCGTACCGCAGGGCGTCGTCCAGGATAAGCAGGTAGTCGTATCGTTGGCCTTGCAGGCTTCGGAGGGCTCGCAACGCCTCTCGTCGTCGGCCGATGTCGACGGGAGGCCGGAATACGTCGAAGTTTCCGGTGTCCGCCAGTGCCGTGATCTCCACCCTCAGCAGGGCTTCGATCTTCGCGTGGTCGCCCAACGCAATCGCAGCGTGGTGGTACATCACGGGCTGCGGACCATCCTCCAGTGTCTCGAAGAAATCGATTCCACGCTCCAGCAGGCCGGTGCCGTCGCGGAATAGGAGCACGTCGCCCGGTTGGATGCCTGGGACCATCCCTGAATCACCTCCTGAGCATGAAAAAGCGCCTTATTGGCGCGGATCGTGTACTATCTAAGCAAGGAGTGAAGCCACAGTGAAGAGCAACGAGCAAATCATCGAACTCATCAAGCAGCGCAAGTTTGACAGCGTGCGTTACGCAGCAATCGACCGCCTTACCTTAAACCGTATCGACGCGCAAGCATGGACTTTTCTCGGGCAGGCGATGGTTGGTCTGAAGCGCGGAAGGATGGCGAAACTTTGCTTTGAACGTGCCGCCCTGCTCGACCCGTTTGCGACGTGGATTCAACAGGCTTGGCGTGATGCGGAAGCGGCTGGCGAAGGTCGGGAGGATAAGGCGGTTCTGCGCCTTCTCGAAGTCCCGCATGTGACCGTATCGGCTTGCATCCTCACCCGCGACAGCAGTCGCACCATCCGTCAATGCCTGGAAGCGTTGCAGGGTGCTGTGGATGAAATCGTCGTCGTTGACACTGGTTCGACTGACGACACGGTGCAAATCGTAGAGTCGTTTGGGATACCAGTGCACAACTTTGAGTGGTGTGATGACTTTGCTGCGGCAAGAAACTATGCACTGTCGTTCGTCACAAGCGAATGGGCTATCGCCATAGACTCAGATGAAATCTTGTATCCAGAGGATCGCGACAACATCAGAATCGCTGCGGCACTTTTTACTGGACGTTCCCTGGCACTGACTGCTCTACAAATGAATCGCATCAATGGACAAATACATCCTCTCAAAATCACGAGGATGCATCAGCTAAGTGATGGCATGCGCTGGGCCGATCCTATCCACGAATTCCTTGAAACACACGATAGTCAATACATACAGACAACCCAAGTGCGAATTCGCTTTTTTCACGATGGGTATGACCCTGATGTGGTCTCCATCCGTGATAAGTGTCAGCGGAATATCGGGATTTTGGAGCGGGCTATCCATGATAACCCGAACAATGTTAGGTTTCACTACTACTTAGCTCGTGAATATTTCCATCTTGGAGAACATGAACAGGCTTTAGGGCACGCAAAGAAGGCGGATGAACTAAGCCGTTGCGAAGTAAAATTGGCGCTTGTTCCGTCTATCCGCAAACTTCTTTATGACGTATGTCTTGCCTGCAACGACAGAGAAACCGCAGCCGATGCCATTGAGCGACTAACTGCAGATTTCCCAGACTATCCAGATGGATGGTATCTCCTCGGCGTAATCCGAATGGGTAAAGGTGACCACATTGGCAGTCGATCATGTTTTGAACGCGCCATGCAACTCGCAAGCACGTACCGAGGCACAGCCGACTTTGATCCTTCCATAAGACAGAAGGCCGAGCACATGCTTCGCCAACTCACCACGTGATAGCATCGACTTGATCAACTGTCGTAGCCGCCTGCACCTGCTGGACCAACGAGTGATAGTGGGAATCCCACTGCAAATAGAAGTTCTGAGCGTCGATGCACAATGCCTTCGCAACATTGACATCGGTAATCGTGTAGGTATTCCCGGCCAGATCCTTGACCTGGACGCCGCTGGCCGGGAATGTTCCCGCGGCGATGACGCTCAGTAGCCAATTCCATTTAATCTGGCTCTTGTCGTCAAATGGCCAGGTGATAGATGTTCCGGTGGCCGACGACGTAAATCCGGCGTTATACGTGGCGGTGAGTTGTTGGTCCAGGAATGCAATCCTGGCCTGCTGTGCCTCAGCCAGTAACTGCGCATCCGTCACTGTCTTTACGAGCTGACCATTTTGGACTGCGTAATGATTCGGGTGTTGCCATGCGTCGGTCGCCGTGGGATCAGACTGATCGATAGGGCCGAGAACCGCACAGCCTTCGGGAATGTTCGTCCATTCAGTGGCGTTACCTAGATAAGGTGCTTCATATATTTCTCCCGTTGCAGTTGTGTATAAAAACCAGTAATTCATTTGTCACCCCTCCTTAGCTACCGATTGCAACCCAATAAATAGTATTTTTACCTCCGTAGTTTTCGGTCCAAGAAAACGATGCTGTGCTAACTGAAGTCACAGCGATAGCTGAACTTGCGTTATTACCTGCATCGCTACATGCGACAACAATGGGTGTACTTGTGAAAGGTGTAGGGAACGTAATGGTTCCCGATGATGCTGACGAGTACGATGTAATTCCGCTCTGCACCTTATATCCGCCGCTGATGGCTTGCAAAAGATTCTTCCCACCAGCTTGGGGTGTTCCGGAAAAGTTGGGACTGCTGATTGGTGCGTAGTAACTTGGCGGCTGTCCACCTAGTTTCGCGGAATCTGCAGCCTGGGCCGTGGCAGGAAGGTAGTAGCTTGGCGTTTTGCCCCCGAGTTTCGCAGAGTCTGCCGCCTGAGCGGTTGCCGGAAGATAATAACTCGGCGGATTCCCTCCCAGGTTGTCCGAGTTGGTCGCATGGATCGTCCCGCCTGTGCCGGCAGACAGCGTCCCTTCTACAGTGCCCGACTGCCCTGCAGGGAGATCAAAGCCCCCGCTAAATGTCTGCTTCGCCGTGAAGGTGTTGGCCTGGTCGGTTCGCGCGGCATGCGTGTACACCGGGTCATCGTTTGTAACAGCCACTCCACTGGTCCCCGTAGTCTTTACGAGGCCCGCTGTCGTGGGTGTGGCGCCTCCCGGATTGGGCGCGTGTTGCAGGTAGTTCGCCGGTATCTGACCATCCGGACCAAGGGGCGCCACGCCGTTTGGTGCGCCTACTTCCGCCACAGTGACGTACGTACCGTCCGGTACTGTCGCCGTGACATTGGTCGCATTCCCTACCGCGATGTTGATCTGGAAATTGCGCGCGAACGGTCCATCTGCATATGGCGGGAATGTATCTCCCTGTGTGCCTGCATTGGCGTAGGCGTACAGAATTTCTCCCAGGTCGGGATCCTGCGCAAAAAGTCCGATCTCGCACGTGTACGTCGACTGGGTGAGGTTCGTGTTTTGATAGATCCCGCGCACCAAGGCCGTTCCACCGCTGCTTGTGACGGAGTTGATCGTCACCCAGTCGATGGGGGATATGAGCGCAGTGAAAGTCGTAGGATCCTGCCCGCTTTGAAGTTGGCCCGAGCCGATCTGCATGCGTGTGAAGGTCAGAGTGGCGCCTGCTTGAACCTTGCTGTAAAGTGCTTGTCCACGCTGCGTCAGGACCATGTTTCCATAGACCGCCATGCGTCACCCTCCTTTTACGAAGATGGAACGGTGAGAGTTGTAACATCCCAACCAGTAACAAGCGCCGCCGAATACACAGGTTCGGAAATCACCGTGTTTGCTACGATGCTCAGAGTCACACCCATGGGCTTCGGTATGATGAGACCAGCCGTCACCAGTTCCACCGACATATTGTCGGTGAGATTCGTGATGACGGCCTGCATGGTCATATCTTGATCGTCGATGAGTTGCAATTGTGTACCTGGGAAGGCGTTGTCCCAGATGTCGTAGATCTGTGGAATGCTGCCATCCCACTGATTGCGCGCGATCTTTGCACGCAGGACCATCCGGTAGTGCTCGTCATCGAGGATGGATGATGAGTTAGTCAGCGGCACCCCGATGTTTCTCGGCTGGCCGATAATCTGACCCAGCACATCTAATTGAGCGCCGACCGCGGTGTCGAGATCGAACGCAGACGGCATGCTGGACAGCATCGTCATCCCATCATCGACTTTTTGCAGGGCGGCCGACAACCACGCCATGAACTTAGGCTGGGAACTATGCTGCGACGTGATGAGACTCAGATACTTAGAGATCGCCATGCTGCCTCACCGCCTAGCTCGTGAAGTTGACGGTCACGTAGGAGGGATTCCCGCGGGCCACCTGGTTGTACGCGATTGGAATGTCAGCCGTACCAAGCGTTTGGCTGTGCACAGCCGCCTGTAGACTAGTGATGCTGAACGTCGGGCTGCTGAGTGCCGCGTTGACCGACAAGGCCGCTCCCCACAGGCTTGAGATGTAGACGTCTCCGCCGATGGGAAGCCCGTTGAGGAAGTCGGCCACCGCACTTTGGATGGCTGCAGTTGTGTCCGACGTGTACCCGGACAATTGCTTGACGGTGATGGCGACGTCGATGTCCACATATGTCGGTACGTCATAGCGGATGGTTGTGGCTACACCGTAGGAGTCGGTGACCTGAACGGACGTAGATCCGACCGTCGCGCATCCTGGAGTCTTTCGGGTGAAGATCGCGTTGCCAATGTCTTGTGGCGTGCCACCCTCCACCACGCAGCAAATGGAGTGCGGTGGCAACCCGTTCGCATCAGTGGCGTTCGTGTCGTTTTCGTAGACCGCGAACCTTGTCACTCCAGCTATGGCGGCGATCGCCCCTTTCAATCCATCAAGGATGGATTGGCTGGGCTGTGCGGTGCTCATCACCTGCCGCGCGCGTAATTGCGCATCCGTTTCCACCGGGGATCCAACCGTCGCAGCGACCGTATTGGTCACGGCAGACCATCCAAGAGTCGGCGTCACAATGGTGTTGATGTCGCCAGGATTCGCGACAATGGCGCCTTCTGTTTGGCACGTGGCCTGCACGGTGATCGTGCCGCTGCTCGGGATGATGACCGGCGTCGGGAGAGACCAGTTGTTCCCGTTCACGTCTCCGACAACACCGTTGGTGATGGTTGTGCCCGGAGTTCCAGTCAGCACCACCGGGCACGTGGAGTACACGGCTGGTTTGCGCTGCAGACCATTTATCCCGACGATCACATCCAGCCCACTTCCGACCGCTGTGGCAGGCCCGCGGCTGTTGTAGACCGCCTGCGCCAGCAGGTATGAGTCGTAGATGATGCTCGCGAAGGCCGAGATCCATTGATAGTCTTGCGAGTCCGGCTGCAGATAGATGTCGGCGCCAAAAATAGATTGAGCATCGGCCACCAACTGATTCACGATGTCTTGATAGGTCGGGATGTGAATTCCCGTTGCGTCAATGTACGGAGCAAAATAGGCCACCTAGAAGGTCACCCCCTCCAGTACGACATCGCCATACTTCGTCTGCACAATACATGATTGAATTGCATACTCCCGGTTGGCGTAGCTGCTTTGGAAAGACTTGATCTGCACGACGTCCTGGACTTTCAGGATCGTCTCCTGAACCAGCATGTCGATGGCGCGGACATGTTCAGGCGTGCCCGGTTGACCCAGGATGCTCTGGAACAGAGGCAGCCCCCGCGAGGTGTCTTCCCACCACTCGCCTTGGAGCAGCCGAAGCGATGTATAGATGGCCTGCGCAACGGCGGTGGTGCCAGAATAAAAGTCGTTCGCGTTCCCGCCGAATGTATAGTCCCCGGTCGGAGACAGCTTGCGATAGATCAAGTCGACCACTCCCTATCCGATGACAGTCCCGTTCACCTTAACCGTGGAGGCCACCAGATCGATCTCCCCCGGCTTGACGCTGATGTAGGTGGCGCCGTCGTCCGTCCGTATCTGCAAGGCGTCCGTCGACCAACCGCTGAGTCTGCGCGGCTGTGACGTGACCCCGACGATGGCGAAGCCATCCGATAAGTCGTGCCGTCGGGTCTCCATCTGGTTCTGAACGCCACCATTCGCCCACCAGGCATCCATGCACATATCGCCGAAGACCACCAAGCACTCGTCTCCCTTTTGGATCGGGAACGTGATCGAGAATCCGCCTGCCCTCGGGAGCACAACCGGCACGTCGACCAAAAGCGGAAGATTGACCCATGAGTGCTCGAGGGTGTTGGGATCTTGGATTCGCTCACGGATGGCAGGCTGTACCGTAACCGTCTGCTCAACAGGATCAAAGGACTGGATGATGCCAGGGATGGCGACGCGAATGGTCCGCGCCCACGCCTCCATCATCTGGCGGTAGAACTCCTCTTCGTTATTAGGGATCCGTTGACTGATCGGAATAGCCATACCCTCACCACCTCACCACGGTGAAGCCGTCGTCGTGCTGATCATGCCGGGGACGCTCGGCGTGAGCGACCCGGGGATTCCGCCGGCCTGGGAGACGGTCACGCAACCGGTGTACCAATTCGTATCGCGCGTATCCCCGCTATGCTCCACGCTGATCACCCGGTAGATCCCTTCGCTGTCAAGGGGCCGCGGGACCTGACCAATTTGATATGCCTGAGCCTGGATAAGGCTGCTGTCGATATGCACGAAGGAGTTGATGGTCAAGCGCGGGTTAAGCAGGCACCGGAACGCCACGCCCAGGTCTTGCTGGGCCGGTTCTCCAATCAATCCGGACGCCGGGGTCAGGTCGAAAATCTCGCCCTGCGGCAAGTCTGTCGCGTGGATGAAGTTGATCTCCCCATTCTCAGCGTAGAACGCCATGCTGTTGGTCTGCGCGATCTGCCGCAGATAGTCCCGGGCCAGCCCAAACACAGCTTTACCACGCGGCAGTTGCGTCGTGCTCAGCTTGTCCGATATGAAGCCAAGGGGCGTGGGAACCGTCGTCTTGCTGGCGAGATTTTCGATCAGACTCCGTGCGGACTGGCCTTTGTTCAGCGTGAAGTTGGCGAACGCCTGATTCAGTTGGCGGTGCGAATCGAGTGCATACAGCGTCAGACGGTATGTCACGTTGTCGGCCTTGTCCCGGATGGGCAGGATGATGTCGCCATCGAAGATCACGCCATACTGTGACCCGACGTATCCCGCCTCGATCGTGATGTGGTCGCCCTCCAAAATGATGAAGTTCTCCGTGGTCGGGTTGAGGTTGTAAATCACGACCGTGCTGTAGTTCGGCTGTTGGTTGATGGTCTTCACGACGTCGAAGGACACATGCAGGTCCGACACATCCAGCGCGATCCCGCTCTTGTTGCTGACGATGATCCGATACCTGCGACCATACAGGATGTCGCCAGTGCGCTGGCTGTTAGCCACTACACTGTAGTTCGTGGGCGGGAAGCTAATCTGGTTGTTGATCGCCGTCTGGTCATCCTGCATGGCAGGGTAGGTGTAATTGCTTCCGTACGAATCCGCGGTGATCGTCACGTTCTTGCCGGTAATGGCGGTGTAGGACTGATACAGCAGATGACCGTCCCCGCCGTAGTGACCTTCATCCCACGGGCTTTGCACGATGGCCTGCAGTTGTGCTATGGGGTTGCCTGTTTTTGCGGCCGTGCGAACCCCGGCATAGTTGACGTCCGTATTGATCAGCGTGGCATACGCCTGGGCCCCCGCCGCGGGAGACGGAAAGATGTCGAATCCGTAGGAGTTGACCCCAACAGCTAATTTGTCGACGGCAGAGTTTCCGGGCCGGATACCTGCCGGGTTGTTGTTCGGCCAATTGGCGCTCCCGACACCTTCCTCGGCGTTCCAGTGAGCAAGGACAACATTTTGGTCCAGGCCCGTCGCCTGAGAGACCATCTGCGCCAGTTCTGCCACGTATGCCGAGATCGTGACCGCCATCGCATATCACCTCACGCCGCCGTATCGGACCACACCAGAACGTAATCACTGCCCAAGGAGTTGAAGTCGGGATCACCCGTCAACGCGCTACTGGCTGGCACGACATATGCGCTGCCGATGCCTAGGTACTGATACTGTCGCAAAAGGTTGGCGGCTGGGTATTGCCCGGTGACCAACGGCACACCATCCAGCAACACCGTGCCCGTCTTGTCCTTCACAGTCATAAACCAATAGCCGCCGATGGAGTTGTAGGTGAACTGGAACATCAGAGTGATGTTGCGCGAGTCGACGGGAAGCGTGCAGGACAGACTCTGGTTTGTTCCGGGAGTCAGCGGGATAACTACGCTGGCCATGGTTATCACCTCACTTGCTACCAGACAGTAACTGGCCGAGCAGAGACAGGATGGATGGCGGAACCGTCTGCGGCTGCTTACTCCCTTTCGCCGAGTTATCTGTCACCGCCGGGTTTGAGCTCACCTTCACGACCTGGACAGTCGCCACGAGCAACTCCTGCATATCCACCGTGCACCGCAGACCGGTTGCGGTCGTATAGTCCTCCTGAGTGGTTAAGGACCGGATCAGCATGTTCTGATACAAGCCCAATCGCGTGTACACCTGGATCGGCACCCGCAGGGCCTGGAGCTGCTGCAGAACCTTCCAGGCTTCCACAGAGCGAGAGGAGCCCCCAGAGAACTGGCCCGGTATGAAGCTTGTCGCCGCATCTGACATTCCCACGCTCATGGACAGCGTTCGAGGTTGCATAAACGCGTAGTCAGACACCGACGAACCGATCTGCACCGGATGGCTCGTGATCGTGAGCGTACTTGTGTGTGTTGTGTTCAGGATGGCGTCGAAGAACCAGCCGCCGATGTTCGTCTTCGCGTAGACCCAACTTTTGATGTTGGGTGCGGTGAGATCCAGGATGGGCGACGTACTGGAACTACTGCCGGTGTCCTGTGTGGACGCCGCAGCGGCAGACGTACGGAACTGCCACGTTCCATCGCTTGCCTTGGTCGGATTCGGATCGATGGTCGGGATCGATGACCACTGGATGTAGGTGTTCCCGTTGTAGGTCACCTGCGGCGGCTTGACGCCGTTGATCTCGACGTCTCCATACGCAACCTTAGTAAGGTTGCATCCTGTATCGCGCGCGACCGTCCAGATCAGGTATGTTACCCAATTGACCGCGATGGCCTGATAGGGTTTGCCATTGACCGTAGCCTTGACGGCTGGATACGTCGTGGTCATCGCACCATCCCCCGCAGATTCTGCATCAGGATAGGCGTCATCTGATTCTGGATGGCGTTCACTGTCCCCTGTGGGTCCGTGGCCTGTATGTGGTTAGTCTGGTTGATCGTGACGTTGTTGTTCGTGGTCGTCGTCGTGTTGGCAGCTGGCTTGAACATGTACGGGAAGGATGGCGGACCAATCGGAGGTCCCATGGCACCAGCCACGAAGTGCGGCGAGATAATACCGGCATTGGCCAGGTTCTGACCGGTCAACATCGATTTAATATCGTTCCAGGCACCCTGCCAATTGCCGCGCAGAACATCCGACACCAAACCGACAAGACCCGCCACTTCCTCGATAGCCATGGCGATAGTCTTGACGATGATTTCGACGACCTTGATCATGAGCATACCGAAGTTCTCGAGATCGGACTTGTTCTGACTGTTGGTCAGGACGCCGAATAGGTGTCCGATGGACTTGATCAGACCATCCACTGCATCCGCAACGTCCTTCACCGAATGGCCAAGCGCCGCAAAGGTTCCATTGTCGCTTAGCGTCTTGACCATGTTTTTGAACCAGCCCGCGACGTCTTGGAAGGTCTTGCCCAGCGCCTCGAAGGCCGACCGCACGCGTTCGCCGATGGAAGAGGCGTTGCCAAACTGTTTGAGGCCGTCCGTAACCTTCATTAGCCACTGCCACAGTGGACCGAGTGCAGCTTTTCCACCATGGATGTACGTCTCGAAGTCATCCAACAATACAACCACGGCGCCCAATGCGAACATGAACTGTCCAAACGGATTGGCAGCCAACGCGATTCCAAGCGCTGCGATAGCTGCGATTACTCCTTTTGACCAGCCGGGCATGTACGACAGAATCGTCTGCAGCCAGTGGTAGACACTGCTCAAGGCCGAGACGATGTACACCCCTGCCTGCATGAAAGACGCCATGACCTCAGCCACATGCTTGGTCCAGGACGGCATGTTCTTGATGATGATCGTATTGAGGGACTGCAACGCATTCCGGACGCTGCCGATGGGGCCCGCCATGTACTTGATGAAATAGTACCCGATCCATTGGAGGGCGTAGTACGCTTCCAGACGCATCTGCTTGAACTGGAGGGAGACCGATTGAACCATCTGTATCTGCTCGGTGTAGTCGGACGGCATCTGCCTCTGCATTTGCAGTGCCAACGCGTTTAACTGTTGGTACTGCTGCATCAATGTCGGGCTGAGATACAGCGCTTGCAGATTTGTGCCCATGGCCCGCAGCGTAGCGCTGAACGCTTGCGCCTGCTGTTGGGTGGTCCACATCTGTCGAGCCAACATCTCCATCTGGATCTGTTGGTTCCCGAGGCTGTCCAGAAACTTAGCAGTTCCGGCGACGGTTGCCGTGACCAAGCCAGCCATGGCAAGAGACGCCTTTGCGAAACTGGCAACGGCCGCGGGTGCAATTTTGGCCAGCCCCTTTTCAATAGACTTCACCGCCTTGTTTGCCTGGCCGAAAGAGTTATTGTCCACTTGGAAACCGAGCGACACCAGGTATTCCTTGATGGTCTCAATCATGCGTCTCACCTCCTAACTGAAAACTCTCGCCAACATGGCATGTGCTGGTATACTATGTCGTCAAAGGAGGGGTAAGGATGAGATACTTCCTGGCTATCGTTCTGCCGCCGGTAGCAGTGCTTTTCTGTGGCAAGCCATTGTCAGCCTTGCTTAACCTGATCCTGTGGTGTTTCGGTTTGATACCCGGCATCGTTCATGCCCTATTCGTGGTCAAGAGTTTCTACGAAGAGCGAGCATTGAAGCGTGTCGAGCGCGCCGTTATCGCCTCAGCACGCGTCAGCCATAGGGACGCTGTCGGAATCTCTCAGCAGCTTCGCGAGCGCGCCACTCATTCTCGAAGCGAACACTGAGCATCTCGTGCGCGTCCAACAGGTCGTCGATGTCGAACACGTCCTCCACGAGATCCCGATGCGTCCAGAATCCCGCCATTACTGGCGCGTAGAGGAACTCGTCGACATTGACCAACCTTACTGGGGTGTAGCCAAGAGGCCGCCAACCAAGCCCTGCAACGGGCTTCCGGCGAAAAAACTCTGCAGATTGAAAATGAGCGCGTGAGCAGTCAGCGCCAGCACGGTCACCGTATCGTCCTCGAGGTTGAGAACGCCGAAGGACCCGTTGTCATTCAGGACCGGCACGAACCCGGACGGCAGGTGCTCGCTGCATACGCGCAAGCATTTCTCCTGGATGTAGTTGAAGTCGGACTCGGAGAGCGTGATCAGCTTCGCGATCATCCCGAAGACATCCAGCCCGTTCGACGCGACATCGCTGACGTCCTTGACGTTCTGCACCTGGTTCAGGTCCAACCCCTGAAACATCGGCGCCAGGATGCTCATCACCTTGATAAGAATGTACGAGCCATCACGGGCGCTGAACTTGCGGATCCGAAATTTACGGCCGTTGATTTCGACGTCCTTGTACTTTTCTCCCATGCGTTATCCCCCTCACGCCACAAACTCGTCGATGTTGGCGGCCATGATCTCCCATGTGACCTTCTGCCCATCTGCCTCATACGGGCGTTCCGGCCGGATTTTGAATGCGCAACCCGTCGCCGTAATCAGGTCGCCCATGATAGGCGAGCGGATGACAATGGACATCTGAGCCCATTGAGATGTGTCAGCCGTGTACAGATAGTTGTAGGAGTTGCGCAGCCACTGATCGAAGCCGCTGGTCTGCTGGATCTCGAATGCGATGGTGCCGTTCTTCCCGATGGTTTTGGTGACCATGACGGACCCATCAGCGGCGACGTCATGCTTGGTGTTTTCGGTGGCCATTGTGACACGGATGCTGCCAAGGCCAGCGCCGTTGGCCACATATTGACCGAGGGACGGATGAGATACCACAGCGGAGACATCAGCAAAGCTGTAGGTTGTCATTCCCAAGGTCAGTCACCCCCTCACTGGTTCACGATGACGCCGATGACCACATGCTCGACGGCGCCGGCCATCTTCAAGCAGACATAGATCGGCGGCGATTTCCGCGCGTCACGGTCGGCCTGAGACTGGTTGGCGAGCGAATCCGCCAGCACCAGGTAGCCGGACGCAAGTGTGTCTCCGGTGTTGAGTTTCCCGAGCACCGGAGCCGCTTGCCACACACCAGGCGCGATCATCCCGCGGATGCGGGCCCGTTCGCACGGCGCCGTGATGGTGTTGACCAGCATCGTTACGCCATCCTCGGTCTGCGGAATCTTCGGGCTCTGGGTCAGCGCGTTCATCACGGACGTTTGGATGTCGGCCGTGATGACATCCAGGTTCAACACCTCGTCAAACGGTGTGCCATCGGCCATCGTTCCCTGCCGAAGCAGATTGTACTGGCCGCCGTAGTTGGCGTAGATGTTGCCGTTGTAGCCGAGGATAGCGCTGGCCTGGGTGCTGGTCAGATTCTCCGGTGTGACTCCAGTCAGGTTCTTGTAAGCGAGAGTGAACGCGGAACCGGCCAAACCTGTGTTCAGACCCATCGCACGGCCAAGCAATGCGGCACCAGCATATTGGGACGTGCTGTACATGCCAAGAGTCCGGTGATACTTGTCAGACTGCAGAGTCGACATGACATTCGGCGTGGTGCCGGACGCGACGTTGGCATCTTGGGTGTCGTAGAAGAAGACGGACGCAGGTGAAGCCGTCTCAATATACTGAGCGACGGCCTCAATATCCGCGTCCTGTGCGCCACATACATAGCAGCCATACCACGTGCTATCGGCGGCGCGGCACGCCTGCACAGCCTGCAGAGGAGTTTCTGAGGCGGTCGTATCTTGACGGCCGATGACCACTGCAGACGGGGCAGGAGATTGCTCAAAATATGCCTGCGCGGCCTTGTATTCCGGTTCTGTGCCTGTCCAACCATCTGACAGCATGTCGGTAGTGCTGTTGTATTGGCGTGTCCGGGTAGCGGTTGGAATGACGGTCGAAGCGCCCACGATTAGCCCGACATTCATGGCGTTCGGGCTTGCAGCCGACGGCGAGACCTCGACCGTAATGTTTACGATGTCGGCAAGTGATAGGGTCAACAGGGTTCACCTACCCTTCAACGATTCTCACGTCCGAACCTGTGATGTACGGGACGGACGTCTGACGGATGACCAACTGATTGAAGTCTGCATACAACGTCGCGCGACTCCACCACTGGCCGTTGAACAGTTCAGGCACTCGGATCGGCATTGGTACATCAGTCACCAATCCGAGGTTGTTGGCGGCCAGTGTATCGGTGGTGGAAGGCTGAAAGAGCGCTGCGCGGATGATGTCGGCACGCTCGAAGGCGTTGGGTCCATACAGTGTCCAGGACACACGAACGCTGTCTATGTAGGAGTGCGCCATGTTCGCATTGTCCGGGTCCAGCGGACTGTATGAGCGCTCTATTTGACGAGTGATTGGGTTGTCAACATACGTCACGAGCACGAAGCAAACATCATCCGTGATATGCCACGCCGGGGCACCGTCCATTGGCCATCCAATACGAACGGCTCCCGGATCTGTTACTCCGAGAGCCTGACTGGTCCACGTCTGAAAGATGTCCTCGATCTGTTGCACGGTGAGCACGGTATCTGCCATCACACATCATCCATCCGCACGGCGATGCACTTGTAGTACCCGTAGTCCGCATACGGCCAAACCTTCGCAGCCCGGTACCTCTGACCTCGCCATAAAATCTCGTCTGATGTACCTCCGGCGTTCGTGATCATCAATGGCTGGGCGGTGTAGACACAGATGGCCCCGCGCTGGCGGTCGCCCTCCGGCACCTGTTCGACGTCCGTCTCGCTTGGCACGGTGATAACACCAGTCATCTGTATAGGGGTTTCCGTGCCGTTCCAGCGCCCAGCCACCCATGATCCGCCCTTGCGATAGACGGTGAAGGTCTGCGCCATCCGTCGGCTAGACAGCACGCGCGAAAGCTGCATCATCGTTCCCTCACCACCCAAGTGATGGCCTTGCGCATCTCGCCGGTGTCAATGAGCGGTCGGTCGCTGCCCTTGGCTTTGATGGTGGACGGCGCATTGGGCGGCCAACCATTGCGCGGGTCCGTAAACCAGTTGAATGCTGCGTCCCGGGCTGTCTTACCGGCGGCATCCAGGTATGGACCCGGGTCGTCTCCGTTCAGCGCCGCATCAGTGGCCTTCTTGAACCACTCGGCGATCTTGGGTTTGACAGTGGCAATGGACGGTTCCAAAACCGGCCGCGGCGGGATCTTCCAAAGAGGCGAACCATGCTCATGGATGAACAGGTCATACGCCTTGCTATACGGCACGCCGCGGTCCAAATCCGGCTGCATGGCCTCGCGCATGGTTTGCGAGCGTACACCATGCTCGTGGATATAGAGTAGCTGGGCATTGGTGATGGGGCCGTCCTCACGATCGCTGCCTTGCGGGATGCCGACAAGCACATCTGTCTTGGCGAGCGTATGGAGGGCCTTGGCTAGAGAGGAGGTCTTGTCCAACCTTAAGGAGACCTTTACCATCGCCTTGAGCAACCGCACCGCCTCCTATCAGTAGACGTACATGCCGCCCTTTCCCACCAGGCGCCCCATTGTGGCCAGTTGCTGGCCGTATACCGTCAGGTTCCAAGCAGCCCAACCATCGACACTGGCGATGTTCGCATCCTGCGAATACGACAGGTCTCCCACGGACTCTCCAGTCAGGACGCCTTGCGCGCGCCCGGCCTCAAGCACCGCCGCGGCGCCGCTATTCGGATCGGCCGCCGACTGGAGATACAGCGTGCAAAAGTGCGCCACATACCAGCCCATGGCTGCCTGCCACATGCTGCGCCAGCGCGCCTGCGACATCGACGCATTCGCCATGTCGATGAAGGCTTCGATCACCGTCTGCGGAACCACGTATTTGTCATCGGCGTCGGGCCCGAATTGCGGGTACATCGCCAGAAAGTCCGAGACAGCATACGGTGGATTGGTGCCTTGCCGGATGTTCGAGCCATCCCCGAACGTAAAAAAGCCGTTGACGTCCGTGAAGGTTGGATCCATCCCCACGGTCATCCACCAGCTTTACCGCGCTTGGCCGCCGCCTTTTCCGCCTGAACTTCGTCAGCCTTGGACTCGATCACACTCACTACCCCGTCATCCAAGGCCCAACGGAACATCGTGGAGTGAGCCACCCAATCCGGAACGTCGGAAAAGTCATGCGCCCGTACGGTGACGGGCGCCTCCTCTCCGGTCGGGTGATGAAACATCAGAGACTTGCGCGAGAACACTCGCATGCATGCAACCCCCTCATCAGATACCGTCCATGTATTGGATGCACTGCCGATACAGGATCTTGACCTGGCTGAACTGAGCGGCATAGGCCGTCAAGTAGGCCATCTCCGTCACCTGCGACTGCGTCATGACGCGCGACAGCGGGACGGTCAGGTCGAAATTCACGCGGTCCTCGTCATTGACATAGGCCACCATGCGGTCCTTTCCGCCAACGCCGGCGCCAGTACACCACCGAGACGGTGCGATCACAAGGTCAATGCCCTGGTTGCGTCCCAGATTGTTCTCGAGCAAGAACTGCAGGATCGAGATGTTCCCAGCTTGGCTTACCGTGCGACCGACGAGATAGCTGTATTGCGCCGGCGGAATCAAGATGTGATTCGCCATACCGGTCAGGTCGTACTCTGACGCCTGCCACGTCGCCTGGATGATGCTGTTGACGTCATCCAGGATCTCCTGCGGCGTCTTGCTCTGCCACGTGGACTGACCACTTGCGCCATTCGGCGCCGCGCTTGCCGTGACATTCGGATCGTTTACCAGACCCGTAACACCGAGGGACGGTACGCCGACGTAGACCACGTTGTCGATGGATTTGTTGTAGTTGAGCCGGATGCCTTTGTCCAGGATGTCGTCCAACGAGCGGCCAATGCCTTGCAGCTTGGACTGGTCGACGAACGGCACCTTCAGGATATTCGAGAAGGTGAAGACCTTCCACACATCCTTGGTCAGATTGGCCTGCATGATCGGGATGTCATTGCTCTCACCGCCGATGATGCCGCCGTCCTGGCCGCCCGTCGTGGCATAGTCGACAAAGTACTGGCTGCTGAACTCGACCCAGCCGCCACCCGTGCGAGCCACGATGTCACGCGGCCACGTCACGCTTTGAAGGGGCTCCAGCAGGCGAGGGTCGCGCTTTTCAAGCTCGGCATTCAGGAACGCCAGGCCACTGGCGATGGCCGCATCATTTGTCATGACACCGCCGCCCAGGCCCGGCACCGTGTAGGTCCGCTGTCCAGGAGTCACCGTCATCTGTCCATTCCTCCTTCGGTCAACCTATCGTCACGCCTTGTTGCGAGACAGGATCGTGATCTCGGCGGTGTTGTTGGCATCGATCTTGCCGGTCTTCCACTGCACGTTGGTTAACTGCACCGTATTAGTTCCGTCCGCCGCCGCCTCAAAGCCGCCGACAACGCCGTTCGGGATGGAAGCGTTGGCCGCCACACGGATGTACACGGGGCCGCCGGCCACCGGCGTTCCCACGTTGCAGGTGACCGTCACCGAGCCCCGTTCGATCACGTCGCACGGATCGCCAGGGTTGTACTGCGTCTGTCCATACGGCTGGGACAGATATGAAGTGGCCTGCTTGACCTCACGAATGGCCACACCTGCGAAATCAGCGGCCGTGTTTGTTGCGCCGAACAGGGAGTAAGTGTTGTCCGAGTTTAACACCACCGGCGCCCCAAAGGGGATCGGGTTGCTATCGGTCGACCGCACAGGGCGATTCACGATCACGGCATCAGCACTACGAGATACGTTCCCGGGATAACCCAGGTTCAGGGTCTTGCCCACAACGGAACCAGGCACTCAAATCTCCTCCTTTGCGAGAAACGATAGGTTAGGCCCGCTCCTTGTAGTGCGGGTTGTACTTCTTGGCCCATTCGCGGCCGAGTTGCGAGATGTCAGGCGTCTGCTGTGCGGTCGGCTTGTTGGTCTGCTGGTCACGCGCGCGCTGCCGGTTCGCCCGCTCGATCATGGCGTACGTGTTGGTCGACGGCTTCCCCTTGATGGCCGCGATGGCCGCGTCGGCAGCCTTCTTTTTGGCCACAGGGTCGGGGATTGCGGCGATGATCGGTTTGATAGCCTTCAGAGCGGCGATCTTGTACGCAGTGTCGACAGCCGTCAGACCAGACTGCGGGCGTTCCTCCGGAGGCGCCACCGGGCCGGCCTCATCCTCAACCATGGACGGGTCGATGGTATGGCTCTCCTCTTCCTCGGCGTTGTCCTGCGTACGAGGCGGCGTGTTTTCGGGGTCCTCCATCTGGGCGATGGCCTCATCAATGGCCTCCTCCGGAGACTTCTCGGCGTCGGAGGTCTTCGACTCGACCAGCTTGCGCAGCATCTCTGTCAGGGCATCCACCTTCTGCTCCAACGCCTCGATGCGCTTTACATCTTCGGGGGCACCGCCCTCGTCATTGGACTTCGGGGGCTCTTCCTGTGCAGACGCGCGCTCCTCGGCCATGGCATCCACAGCGTCCACAATCTCGTCCGGCTCAGCGTCCACTGCAAACTGCTTGAGTCCGATTGCCGCCAGCACGTCCGTTACGCGGGAGTGCCGGCGAGTAGGCAGCTTCAACTTCATCCTTGAATCAGCACCTTTCTGCTTGTTTTCACGCGGCGTAATGATTCGGCCGTCCCTTAGCTCGTAGCCGCTGCCGAGCCTTTGGACCATGCGACGGCCGATGACAACCAATTCCTCCGGGGTGTATCCGCCTTTTTCGCGCTCGCCAGGATGGTTGTAGTACTCAACCGCCGCCTGCACATGCTGACCGGTCAGCGGGTACTTGTAGTTCACGGGGTCGGCGTAGTCTTCGCGGTCCTCGGGGTAACCTTTGGGCGGTGAGCGGTGACCGTCTTTTTTGACGGCGATCCCGTATCGTTTGGCCGCGGCCTCGGCATCATCATCCGGGCTTTGGTCACGAATCCGCACTCGATCACCGGCCCTTCCACTTTCCACGACAGCGACATGGTTTCCGACGATGTTGCGTTGCGAGTAGGTACCATCTCCGTTTGGCACGTACTCGCACTCGTAACCGGCCGAGACCTCACGCTTGCCAGCGCGAATCTCGTTGATGAGGCGTTCGTCATACACGACCAGATCGGCAAGCAGTAGGTCATTGTCTTCACCGGTACCCCGCCGGACATTCTGCACGGCGCCTTTGGCGTACCACGAGGCGTTGTCCGGCGTCACTCCCGCCGGCGGGTGCCCGTCTGTGAGCGGCTTGCCCTCGAAGCTCGCCATGGCAGCCGGGCTGAACACCTCGGCGGGATCGCGGAACACCTTGACAATGCGGTCTCCGCTGGTTGTGTCGGCGCCGATCTCGCTGGCCAGGTACTCGTACCAACCAGCGCGGGAGATGGGCACGTTGTGCGCGACAAGAAAGCCCTCAGGCGTCATGGTTTGGTTCGGCGAAAAGCGCGAACCGTAGAACGCCTTCACCTGTCATCACCTCCTTTCAAGGCATAAAAAAGAAGCCCGGTTGGGCTTCAAACCACCTTGCTTGGTGTCCATATTCTCTCGAACTGGGCCCGCGTCATCGTTGTTACGGCGCCATTTCTGTACACCTTGCACGGCCAATCGACGTCATCCAGCGTCAGAACCGTCAACGCCGCACAACGGCAGTTCCATATGCAGCCGGCGTGGTAGTGACCCACAGACTTCTCACCGGCCAATGCCTCCGGGCTTGGCGGGTCATCCCATGCCACCAAGACCTTGTCCATCAGGCGGTGACTCTTGCGCACCCGCGCGTCCTCCGACGTGCGCCATTGATACCATCGGGCCCCGAGGCGTTCGCTCCGGGCCTGCTCCAGTGCCGTCCGCGTTTTGCTGGTCTCTGTGCGCGCGATGAGGTTCGCCTTGACTTCTGACATGTGCGGGTAAATGGACAGCAGGTGTTCAGCGATCTCCGACGCCCGGAAACCAGCCATCGACTGGTGCATGATGTGCTCCGTCATCTCACGCGCGACATCAGCAGGAACTGACCGGATATACTCGGCGTTCTCGCGCACCTGGGCCATGATGGCGCCGCCGACGGATGTCTCAAACTCCTGCATGAGGGCCCGGTACAGCACGCCGCCCTTGCTGTTGCGGTTCGCCGCTTGGCGCCATGTCCGTCCGGCGTCGCTGAAGATGTTCGTGACCATTTTCATGGCCACGGCCTCGGCGTACTGGATATACCACGGGTCGTTAGTGGCGTTGCGCAGGCGTCTAACGATCTCGAAGGGATCGTCTAAGCCACTGAGCAAATCGCCCAGCTTTTCCATCGCCAGTTTGATGGCCCGGCGATATTCCGACTCGATCCGGCGCCGCGACTCCAATAGAGGCGAACGCGCCATCCGGTATCATCTCCCCGGCGTCTGTGGTCTGGTCTTCGTCCGCTTGGATGTCCGCGTCTGTGATGTTGGTGAACATGCCCGTCGTGTCGGACATCTGGCGCAACTCCTGCAGCGCCGTCTTTTGCGAAATGATGCCCGCGTTGAAGAGGTTGACGATGGCTGCGCTCTTTTGCTGCACCAGATCGGCGATGTCTTTGTCTGTCGGGTTGCGGATGGGGTTGAAACTGTAGTCCAGGTCGTCCGGGATGGCACCAAACTCCGACATGCACATGATGGGCAGGAGCTTATCCAGAATCGGCGCCAGATACGTCTCCTGCGCCTGCTGTACGGTCTCGTAGTAGTGCTGCAGGTCGCTCTCACCGGTCGCGTCCATGCCGGCCGGAGAACGCCCGAACAAACGCGTCACAGGGATCTGACATGCACCTGCGATGTCCATCATGAAAGACTCGTAGATCTCGTTGAGGCCCGCGAACGTGTACTGGTGCGTCTCCATGCTGTCCTTAGCAGACATCACGTACACGCCCATGTTGGACATCAGCCAATTCTGCGCCTGTAGGACGTTATATAGGTCCTTCTTGGCGTTCTCGTCCGCCAATGCCAGAAGCTCACCCAAATCCTCCATCTTGAGTACGCGCAGATTGGCGAGGAACACCAGGGACGCGATGTTGAAGGAAGTGTTGTCGCGTTTCCTCAGTTCCTCGTAAACGATCTCGACTTCCGAGATGCCCCAGTATACCTCCGCAAGTTTCTCCCAGTAAGGAAGATCCCGGCCGGTGAACCGCAGCACACGGCTGTGATGGACTCGTATCACCTGACCATTTTCCAGCGTAATCTCGTAGTACTTGGGCAATCCGAACTCGACGTCGTTGATGTCTTCCTCGAGTTCTTCTGACGGGTACGCACCGGTCCAGCGGTCGACAATCATCAGATTCTTGAAGCTGCCCGGCATGATCATGTCGTAGTCCAACGGCTGGTCCAGGATGTCTTCGTGGCCTTCGATCATGATGAGCCCAGCGGCGCCTCCGTAAAGGCGGCCCCATTTCAGACCCTGCAGGATTTTTTGCTTGAGTCGTTTGGACCGCCACATACGGTTCAGTTTGTCGATTGCCTCCGGCGGCATCTGGCTCTGGATGGCGATCCAGTTCCGGCACATGTCTTCTGGGATGATGTCCACCACACGCCGAACGATCCAGTTGTTCCGGTACAGACTGTTCAGCAGTTGGTAGTTCTGCGTCAACCGCGTGAGCGGGTATTGGGTGCCCTCGATAATGTTCGGTGTACCGTAACCAAGACGGGCCAGTGGATTGCTGAAAGCATCCATGGTCACGATCTTGGTAAGCACATTGGCAAGCGTGTCCAAAGTTAACCCGCGTGGTGCCGCAGGAGTTGAATGCTGTACCTCTTTCGTGGATCTAGGAGACGTCTTTGCGCGTTTACCGCTCTTCGACATAGGCAATCCCCTCCTTTCTCCACGATGTGTTCCGCCATCACGCTGAATGCAGCCGGTACTTGTTGACCACCGTCGCGACCAGGTAGCGCATGGCGTCAACCGCATGATCGTTTTGCTTCAACGGCTTTTCCTCGCCGCGCTCGGCGGCCTTCGCGTCCCACACGTAGCCTGCTATCTCCTTGACGAGATGTGGGCACCTGTCGCGGTTCACGCGCAACTTGCGCTTCGCAATCATCGTCGCCGTCATCCGGATGCCTTCCAGAACGTCGTTCTCAGCGTCTCTCACCATCAGACCACGGCGCCGCAGCGCAATCTTGAAACTGGCTGCCGAAGGGTCGGCGATGACGAATCGTGGCCGCTCTGGGCCGGCGAAGTTGAGCAGGTCATCAGCGTACTCGGCATCCTCTTTCTGTCGGCCTTGTTCCCGGCCGCTGTGGTAGTACTCGTTGACGATCCATAGCGTGTCACCGTCGTCCAAACAGTCGAGGAACACCGTGGCGTTTTGCGTGCCATAGTCCACGGAGATGTACCGCCGTGCAACCATCTTGAGTCCCGGCGGTATGTCGGCGTCCGTGAAGGTGTTCAAGGTATCATCCCACATATCGTAGATGGCTCCCTCGGCCATAACCCACAAACCGAGGATGAACCGCTTGTACCAGAGGCCGGTATACTCACGTTTCAGGGCCTCTACGTACGCCTGGTCAAGGTTTGGGTTGTCCTCGAGCACGAAGTGCCATGACCGCAGGTCGAGATCCGTCTTGTCCAGGTATTCCACCTTCAGCCAGTGGTATGGGCTGTCGGGGTTCGTCGTGCCGAAGAACTTGGCGCCCGAAACTGATAGGCGCGACAGGAGCATCTTAAAGAAGTTCTCCGGCCACAGCGTCACCTCGTCGCCGTACGCGCCGGCGAGTGTCATTCCGCGGATCTTACCTTCAGCCCGCTCGTCATTCGCGCCGGCGACGTAAATCTTTCGGCCGCAGACGTAGACCTCGCCTTCGCCCTTGTTGTAGCGGTACAACCGCGGGCCGAGGATCTGCTCCATCACATCTAGGATGTTGCGCTTGAGCGTGCGCTCCGTTTTGCCGACCATCAGCAGGTCGCCTGACGGCCCGGTTGCGATGTAGTCCAGCCAGCGCACGATACTCGCGATGGTCTTACCAGAGCGAACGGCGCCCTCCCAGAAGTTCAGGCGGGCCGTGGAGTTACGGATCGAATCCAGTTGCTTTTGGCTGAACCTCCCCCACGTAAAACTCATGATTCGGCACTCTCCCGAATCGCGCGAGCAAGGTCAGCCAGACTGCTGTCATCAGGACCGGCGCCCTTCTCAACTTTGTGCTTGAGATCCAGCAGCTTCGCCTTGCGTTCCTGCACACGTGTGAGCGCCTCCTCAATGCGCTGGATGCGGTCGAGCGCAGCCTCACGACGTTCGTTTCGGATATCTGTATCCCCGTGTATGTCGCTGGATTGCTCGCTGTGATCCTCGAACTGCAGGACCATCTCTGGTCCTTGCTGCAGATGTTTGATCCGCTGAAGCATGCGGCGCTCCCGAATCTCAAGCAACCGGATCTCACGATCAAGCTGCGCTGTTACGTCCGTGTCTACAGCAGCAAAAAGGACACGCTCCTCGTCGTCGAGCGCGTCCAAGTAGATGGTTTCGTATTCGCCGGTCACGACCGCCTTCTTGTTGCCTGGTGGTCCACCAGGTCCTCCACGGTTGCCGACCGCGTTCTTGTTGCCGCGAGGAGCACCGGCCTTGCGCGGTTTAGGCTTGGCGTTTGTTGTACAACTTTCATCAGTTTGTTGTACAACATTCGCCCAGCCGTCTCGGTGCTTCCACACCGCAATAACCCTTTCGCTCTCACCAAGCATTTCAGCGATCTGTCGGTTAGTGATGTTTCCGCCGTGCTCAAGCCATATCTCGCGTGCTTGGTCACGGTTCGGATTGCGAGATCGAGGCACTACATTCACCCCACCTCCAGAGACTGGATTGAGTTGGTTTTGTGTAAAAAAAGAGGATTGTGGACCATGTTGCAGAACTTCCTCACCTTAGACAAGGGGGTGACCAGATATGAGCGATTTCTCATTCAAGATGCCGGAGCTTCCGGAAATCAAGGTGCCATCGTTCAAGGCGCCTGTTATTCCACCAAATCCTCAAGTCACTTCAATTAAAGAAAACCTTGCTGAACAGTTCGTCGTGCGGCTGGTTGCAATGATTAATGAGTACAACATGAGCTTGGACGCAAACAAACAAGTCGCTCTCAGTCTTGTGCAATTTGGCCAGACACTGACCTTGAGTGTTGAGAACATCGGTTACTGGAATCCGAGCTTAATAGTGTTCTACGGGACCAGTGCCGATGGGTTACCAATGCGGCTAATTCAACACGTTTCTCAAATCAACTGTCTGCTAACCGCGGTGCCGCGCGAGAATATCAACGAGCCAAAACGCCGCATTGGGTTCGCAATTGAATCTCAGTCAGCGCCAACCGAAAAGTAACACGCACCACGCCGTCACGTCCTACCGTGGCGGCTTTCTACGTCCTCACCGCCTCATATTCGGGCAAAGCAGAACAATCCGGCCGCCACCTCACGGCAGCGGCCACAATGCAGGGGTAATGGTGGGTGGACTGGGTCAGGCCCACCGTGGAGAGGGCGAGGCATACGATCCTCGCGTAGACTATCCTCTCCACGCTGGGCCCGATCACCTCGCCCGCATCGAACTCGTACCAAGGCGTCGTTCATGCGCTGGCAAAGGCTCTGTGTGGTTAGACAGCTTTATGGTGATTTCCTGCTGTCGTTTGCGCCACACGCCGTCGAAAATGAATGACCCGTGACCTGTACCGTCACAGAGGAAGCACCGTACTGCAGAAAGCCATCCAGCCACATAACCACTTCCGCGGCATTGCGGGCATATCCCGGTCCTTGCGATCGGTTCCATCGGGATCACCTCATCAAATGCCTACTTGATCCCAAACGCGCTCTTGGTCCCATGTAAGACCGTTCGGATATACGCATCCCCAGTTCCGAAGCTCATCGGAGTCCTCGTCTCGGGTGCAGACGACAACCTCGACGCGTTCACCGCAACCGGGGCAGTTCAAGCCACCGTGCGCTTCCACGAACCTCGTCTTGACATATCGGTGATCCGCCAGGAATTCCATTCCGCAGCCCCAACAGTGGTACTTGACGAGTCGGTACAGCACCTCTCTCATATCTGCGCATGCCTCCTCTGCCTCAACCGTCCACCCCGCCGCTCATACGTGTTCGCCGACTGCATCAAGCGCTCCAGCTCGCGCAACTCCCGTTCGCGCCGCGGATCCTCATCGGGCGTCACGGCCCAGCCCTGGCAGTGACGGCAGCGCATCATGCGTGTGTTGGTCGGCACCTTTTCACCGCATGCCCAGCAGGGTTTCACGCGATCACCTCTTCCTACGCACCGGAAACCCTGCCAGGCGCCGTCCGGTCCGGCGACGTGCATGGTCAGGCACCATCCTGGCAGGGTCACAGAAATGATAGGCCGCCGCGGCCCCGCAGCACCCGCCTTACCGCCGGCGGGCGCTCGACGGTAATGGAGCAGCAGCGCCCATGGTCTGCGATTTCAGCGTCGCAGATCGCGCCGGCTTTGCGCGCGCTGCAGTTCGCCAGGCGGATGATTCTTCGCGGCGGCCAATAAAAACACCGGCACCCGCGTGAGCGAGTGCCAGACGTATGCGGCCGGGGCGCTGGCCAGGCGCCCAATGACTGTTTTGTGGCCGCCCCATCCCTAGCGAGACTCGGTCTCTCGGCCTTAGCGCCTCCCGGCGCCGCTCGCGATTTCCGCCCGGCCGCAGAGGCCAGGGTTTCGGGTGATAGCGGCGGCCATGGACACTGTTTGCGGGCACAGCGTCCGAAGCCTTTGCAGGCAGCGTACTGTAAGTACGCCGCGCGCCATTTTGCACCCCACCGCACCTAGCCGAGTCGCACGGTACGTAGCGGCTCGGACGAGGCCACGTAGGAACGCAACCCTTCGGATTGGCAGGGTGTTGGCGGCCAAATGATATACCCGCGGGTTTGTTCAATAAGCAAGGCCGGATGCTCGGCACACGCCGTCCGGTCAGGCGTCCGCACTCCGATGCCGGTGGGGGCCTACTGCCGAGTCTGGCTCGGGTTCAGTCCCGGATCATAAGGCTTCAGAGTGCCGACGCCGGATCGAATAGGTGTGAGTTCGCCACTCTGTCGGAATGAAGGCGAGGATTCGAACCTCACTCGTTCGCCGGGTCTTCACGGCACCACGCATTACGTCCGACTTGAACGGACGGGACCCGACCTGTTCCTGACGCGCCAACCATGTACGCGAATTCTTCATCCCGACACAGGGACGAAGCCCTGCGTTCATCCTTACTGATTCTCCCGTTGCTCAGATTGCCATGGAGCCTCAGGCGCGCGCCGTCGTCACGCGTCTAAGGCTCCATGGTCACATCGTATCACGGTTTTCCCGCAGCGCTCCGCATAAAATCCCAATTGGAAGCGCGCCATTTCCGCACGACTTCGCAACTGAGCACCGGCCGGGCGTTATGCCCGGCCATTCCCATGTCACCGCGAACGGCTATTCGACGTACTGCGTGATCCCCCACGTCTCAGCCAACCTGAAGATGGCCTGCGCCTTCTGAGACTCGTAGTACCGTTCGCTCACGTACCATCCATCCCCATATAGCTCTCGCCACACCTGGAGATCGGTCGGCGCCGGATGCAGCGGTGATGGTTCGTGTTCCATGTATAGCTTTCGGATGATGGCCGCCTGGTACTCAGGCAGGGCATCCACAGCACGTTCGACCTCACGGCAGAACCGTCGCCGCTCGCGATCCCGCGGATCCTCGTCTATGTCCGGTGGCAGGTGCGGGATCCGCGATCCATCATACCCCGGCGCACGGATGGTACGCGGATCAGCGGCATGCTCATATCCAGGAAGCGGCCTGCGTTCGGCTGGCCGCTCTTCCAGGTCGGCCTCCAGAAGCCGCTTGCGATACCGATACAGCCGGAAATACTCCCGCACCATCTGCCGCGTGCGCGTCTTGTCTATCTTGCGCAGTCCCAGGTCCAGTTGCATCCGCATCGCCCCCGTGGTATGTTCTAGGCAACCGCACTGCCTCGGCCCCTTACCACGGGGCCTCCTTTCGCTTTACGCTGGATTTCCGACGCTCTCCCCGCGTACCTTGGCGAGAGTTTCGCGGGCAGTCCAACAGTGAGCACATCTCAACCCGTCAATATATCCATCCTTGCAATCGCGACATTCACGCACATAGGTTTCCAGCGTCTCCAGCATGAAGGCGTTTTGATTGTGCAGCTTCAAAGCTCGCTCGTACATGCGCTGGTAGTCTGAACGCAATTCCGCATTCTGCCGTTGCAAGTCGCGGATGGTGGCGATGAGATCCAGCACATCCTCCGCCGAAGCAAAGTCAATCTGATCGGGAACTTCCAAGGCAAATGATTCAAACTCGGCAATCTCTTCATCGCTCAACACGCGGTCGCTCATTCCTCATTAACTCCTTTCGTTGGTTGTAGGACTTGGCGAATCCGCCCTCTACAATTTGGGCACTCCACTTCTTCACAGATCGGGAAAGTAACAACCGTTCCTTCACCACAGCATAGTTCGCATGGGTTTAGCAGGCTTTCCAGCATCTCCCGCAGCCGCCGATTCTCCGCTTCGGCTGCGTCGAGTTGTTGGAGAATGAATCGCGCATCCTTCATGGGTAGCGCATCATCCCACGCCATACGCTTCCTGATTGATTCCAGCCGCGCCTTCGCCTTGTCGTCCATCACGCCATCATCCCCCTGTACCGCTCCCGAAGTCTTCGCAGACCCTGCATGTAGTGATACCGCACCGCATCCCGAGAAAGCCCCGAAAGTTCCGCGATCTCCGGCCAGTCGAGCAACTCCACGGCCCGCATCATTAGGACCGCTACCTGCGCAGGCTTCAGCGTCCGATCCTCCATCCAATACCGCATTGCCCGGCAGACTCGCTCCCATGAATCATCGGTTCGCGTCGGCAGCGGCCGCGTGATCCGGTCATGACGCGATATGTTTTTGCCTTCCGGCACGTCCAGGCTCACGAACCGGTTTCGCGTGTCCCGGTAGCAGTCCAGGCACCAGACACTGTACCCATCTGGCCGGCTGCGATGGCGCGAGAACTCACTGATGGGCTTTTCTTCACCGCACCGACTGCAGCGTTTGGTCTGCTCAGCCACGCGCAGTCACCCGCTTTCGCCCTGTCACGCCAGGGATGATGATGTTCGTCGGCTTCTCTGAGGGAGGCGCTAGCCTGCCCCCGTACTTGCCGATCAGGTACGCCTCCATCTCCGCCGGGTCCATCCAGTACACTTGCAGCGGCGCTGGTGCTTGAACGGCCGCTTCACGCTCTACGCTCGGCACGGGCGTCCCTGTTGCGATCCCTCTTGTCGGCGCGTCCACCGCTATCACCCTCCCCCATGACCTCAAGCTCGATCTCCACTCGTGGTTGATGCTTGTCCACTGCGAAGTCCATCACCCGCGGCAGCACCTGCCTGTCGTCCTCCCATAGCACGTCCGTGAGGCTGTCCTGCAGCTGCTTCAGCGGATTATCCTGATCCCTGCGCCGCTTGTCCGGCCAGTAGAACCACACCCGCATGATGACCTTGCTCCGTCGGCTCGGGATCTCCCATCCTGTCTCCCGCCGCCACTTCAACGCCAGCCAGCCGGCCTCAGTCCTGTATGCTCGGGCCTCAGGTGAGAGGATCCGCATCAGGCGTTTTCCTCGGCGGACCTGGACGTGTGAGTGATTCGCTGAGGGCGGTAGCGGCAGCACCAGGCGCTTCACTCCACATTCACCCCGACGGCCTTTAGTGCAGCGATGCAGATAGCCTCGGATGCGGTTGGTGCAGTGCCATCCAGGTTCAACGGTTCTTGTCCATCATGTGTAACTGCGACGTAGCCATCAGCATATGAAAGAACGTCGATGTAAAACCCCTTGGACTTCACGTGCTCAATGATTTGCCATGCGGTGCTGATGTCAGTGGTGTAGTACCCAATGCCACGACGTGAAGTCTTGCCTGGCGGAACCCCAAAGGCCGCTAGTCCATGTGGATTGGCCCAACAACCAGTCCATCCGAACACCTGCTCAGCGACCAACGCATCCCGCTCTCGCGGCGTCATCTCAGACCACCGTTTCACCGTTCCCTCGCCCTCCACTCCAGCCACTGCCGATACGCCTCATTGGCGGCTTCCTCCGCAGTGGCCATTTCTTCCGCCAGACCGAGTTCCCTATATGGGCTGTCTTGGTAGATCTCGCAGGTCCATCGGATCCCTTCCACCGTTGCGCATGCCCGGATGTCCATGCTGGTGTACAGATCGCAGACTTCCTCGGCGATTTGTTCGATGGACTTTTGCTCAGGCTCGGTCTTACAGATGCGCAGCGTCCGCATCGCTATCATTTCGTCCGAAGCAACCTCTGGCAGCCACTTTGGGCGCTTGGATTCCCCGCTCACAGCCAGTACAGCCCCCTCTTCTGCCTCCCTGTCGTATCCCAGACGAACCACGCATAGTCCGTCGCATCCGTCCCCTTCCCTGTGAAGCTCGGGCGCTTCGTCAGCACATGGATCGCGGTCGGCGGGTGCTTCTGCCACCACTCTTTGCGCTGGCGAGAGGCCAGGAAATTTAGGCGCAGCAGCATGATTACGCAGTTCGCCAGTGTCAGACTCCGCTCGATGAACTCCTGCGCCAGGGAGAAGGGCGGGTTGGTGATGACAAAATCAAACCTCCGGTCGTTAAAGTCGTATGTCAGAAAATCGCGGTCTTCCTGTATCTCGCAATAATCGTAGTAAGCGGGCGGCACGACCGGACTATTCACAAGAACGTTCAGTATTGCTCCCTGTCCCACACAAGGCTCAAGGATGTGTGGATCTGTACCCCACACAATCTCCCGCACAATCGCCTCCGTCACCCATGCAGGCGTGCTGTAGGCGTCATACGGATGGCGCTTGGTCAGGGCCCGGTTCGTCGCGCTCACATCTCCACCCCCGGCATCTCATACGGACACCGCTCCGGCTCCGTGGTCGAGTACGGCACGTCCGCCGCAACCAGCGCCCGCCGAAGGTCGCACGCCTCCGGGTCCCGAGTGCAGCCGCGGCATGTCGTGCCTATCGCGTGCTCGGCCAGTGTGTACAGCACGTCCATCCCTGCATCGCTGTCCGGCCGGGGCACGTATGCCTCGCTGGTGAGGATCACACGGGTGGTGGAGCTCTCGCGTAGGAACCGCTCCCGATCCTCCGGCGCCAGTCCGTCCAGCCATGCGCGCAAACCCTTGGCCAGGTGCGTGGCTGCGGTTCGCCACCGCCGCGCCACCTCCGGCCCGTACCGGTGCGCCTGGGGCAGCACCCGGTTGATCAGGTGCGCCCCCAGCGCGTCCAGCGTCAGGATGGACTGGCGCTCGGCTTTGGAGACGTAGCGTGGCTTGGTGCTCACGCCTTCTCCGCCTCCGTCTCTTCGTCCCAGTCCATATCTCCCTCCGCACAGTCGTCGCAGATCCATCCGTGCTCGTCATCGCCGTACCACCAGTAGCCCTCAGAACCGCAGTACATGCAGACTTCTTTAGACTGTTTCACCGCTCCATCGCCTCCTCAGCGTCTCCCAACGCCTCCAGTGCGTCGGCCAATGGCTCAAGATCCGCCCGCCCAAGCATCACAGGCCCGTGTTCTGTTCGGGTCCAACACTGATCGATGAGATCCTGTGCGGCGTTGGCGACATGTTCTAGCGCCTCCAGCCTGCTGCGATCCACCACCGCCAACCCGGACTGCTCCATGCGCTGCAGACGCATCTGTCCGATGATGGCTTCCGCCCGGGCACGGGGATCCGCAATGTCGTCATATGCGCTGGTCATTGGTCGTCACCGTCCTTCTCTAAGCGCAGTCCGATAGATAAGCACCTGCGAATCGGGATCTGCTTGCTGAAGCTCCAATCCGCGCTCGTTTGCCATGCTGCGATTGCTGTATACGTAGATCAGCGGACTCACGTCCTCGTCGTCTGACCTAGGCCACCACTGACATACAACCCACACTTCCATCCCTCACACGCTCCTCTCCGGGTACTCATCCCATGTGCGTCCGTCTAGCAGGCGGCCGGCGGCCCTTTTGCCAATCCGACACACGGCCGTGTCGGGATCGAAGTTGTACCACTGCCGCCCGCATATCCCTGGCTCGTTGCACCGAAGCTCATGGACCGGCGCCCACTCGCCCCACTGCTTGAATAGAAAAGCCACCCCGGCCGCTTGGCACTGATCCCGCAGGCTCCGCGCCCATTCCGGGTGCATGGGCCTCGCATTCGGCCCACTCTCGCCGCCAACGATGACCCAGTCAATCCGGCCAAATTCGTCGTTTCGGCTTACCCTGTGTCTTCCTGTTTGTTCGTCACTACCACGTGACCATCCAGTAAGAGAATCAAGCTGGAATCTTAGTCCGTGACCGTTTGTCCCTAGGTCTATGTCTCTCAAATTCACCGGCCCTAGCAGCGGCTCACACGACACAAACCTCACCGCCGCCTGAGTCTTCAGTAAGAACGGGATTCGCTCGTCGGCAGCCTCTTGGTTCTCGGCACTGACACCAAGCCACACATTCGGCAGAGGCCAATTCAGTTCAAGCGCCAAACACAATGGCCTGTCTCCGGGCCAATAGTGTCCGACGTAGTCTGGCAATTCCTCGTTGATCACTCTCATCATTCGCTCAGGCCGCTTTGTGAGGATCTGAAAGGTATGCGGTTCTCCTGTCCAGCATTCCTCATCGTGCTTGTGGTTCTTCCCGCATGCAGCAGTCGCGCAAGCCATCACGTTAAATACCTCGGCGATGAACTCCAGCGGTACCTGCTCGTGGAACAGATCAGACATCGAGTTCACAAACACCCGCCGGGGTTTCTTCCATTTCAACGGTTCCTCCAGCCGGTCGGGGTGAAGCCTGACATTCTCCGCCGCATACGTCGCGTTCCATGGCTTCGTGGTCCATCCGAACCGGTGTGACAGGCGCTCGGCGTAGCAGTTGGTGCAGCCGGCGCTCACCTTCGAGCAGCCCGTCACCGGATTCCACGTTGCGTCCGTCCACTCGATTGCGCTCTTGTTGCCCATCCCTACACGCTCCCTTCATCGCCTCCTGGATGACTGTCGTCATCACTACCGAGGCAGCGACGATTCCCGTGATTCGAATGCTCAGTCCCCTCACAACCCCAGCGTCATCTGCTCCGTCTCCGCTAACTCCCTCAGCGCCTGCCTCGCCTCATCCCGCCTCCGTACCGCCTCCCGGTACTCGTCTGTGTCTACCTTGCCCTGGTCGCGCAGGGTCAGGATCCGCGTTGCCCAGCGCATGAGTTCGAGGCGGAGGTGCAGGGATCGTTGGTCTGGCATGGTCACACCCCCATCGCCGCACGAATCCGACCAAGAATCCATCTGACCACTGGCGGATAGACCGCGTTCCCTAGCGCAGCAAGTCTGTGTGTCCGATGGGGAATCCCATGTACCATTCGGTCCACGCCGGGTTCAGATTCAAGCCGCTCTCCGGGCTGTTTCCCTCGTTCAGCCACAACCATCCGATGAAGTCTTCCAGATTGTGCCGATGATCTCCAATCTTCGCTCGCTTCCAGCACACTCCGTGCTTGCCCATACTCGCCCTTGGGGTAGGCCACAATGAACACCCGGTCTCGCTCGTGATAGGAACCAAAGGCGCTCGCCGGTAGGCAATCCCATTCCGCGTCATACCCGCTCTCGGCCAGGTCCCCGAGAACAGTTCCCATGCCCCGTCCAAGGAGCGCTGCCACGTTCTCCACGAGGACGTAACGGGGTCCCACCATGCGAACGGCTCGCACCATCTCCCGCCAAAGTCCAGAACGGGCCCCGGATAGGCCGGCGCGTTTCCCCGCGTTGCTGATGTCCTGGCAGGGGAATCCACCGGAGAGAACGTCAACCCTGCTGATTCCCGCCGCTCTAACACTGTCTGCTGTGACATCCCGTACATCCCTCCACTTCGGCACATTCGGCCAGTGCTTGCAAAGCACTCTGTACGGGTATTCCGCCATCTCGCACTGGCCGACCGTTACAAATCCGGCCCACTCGGCTGCAATATCGATGCCGCCGATCCCGGAGAAGAGGCTGAGGTGCGTTAGCATGGTCACTCCGCCAGATCCTCCACCGTCGTCCGCGGCGCCGGGACCATCCTGTAACTCCAGGGTCCGCCCGACAGCCGCTGGACCAGCGCCTCAGCTCTGTCACGATCCACAGCTTTACCCGGACGCCAACCATCGCGGCCCTTGATCCACACCACATACTTCCTGCCGTCCACCTTCTGACGCTCCACCGTCACCTTCGCCAAATCACATCACCCTTTCGCTATGTCTCTTGGCATCCCGCGGGAGCCGCGTTTTCGTTGGCCTCCGCCTTTTCCCCCGTTAGCAGGTCCCATAGCCTCGCCAGGTATTCTTCCTCCGCGCGGTAGCGCTCGTAGAGTTGATTCGCGCGGTCGGGATCTGCGTGGTGCCATATCCGTTTCGCCCGTTCCACCCGGCGCCGCGCCTCTTCAAGCCGCCGGATCGGGTCCGTGGTCTCCTCCATCCTCGACCACCTCCACCTGACTGAGCCTCGGGCAGTAGTAGTCGTAGCCGAGCACGCTGCCGTCGCGCTTGCTCACGCGCGGTACCTTGACCAGGGCCCGGATCCCGTACCACGCATGTACCCGGTCGCTTTCAAACTTGCGCCGCGCCTTTGGAAGGTCTGCCGGCAGGTGTCGGAAAGCACTCTCTAGCGGCTTCACCACCGCCACCACCTCGCCTTGCTTCGTCACCCACGATCCTTGCGACTGGCTTGTCCACTTCACGATGTCGCCTGGCTTGACCATCCGCATCTCCTCCTCACGCTTCGAAGTATCGCTGCACCGTGCGGCGCAGTATCCTGCTCACATGTGCCTGACTCACGCCCATCTCATCGCCGATCTCATGCTGCTTGTATCCATCCATGTACCGGCTCACCACGTGTCGCTCACGCGCCGGGAGCTTGTCCATCCAGTCCCGGATCTCCACGGTCGTCACGTCATCGCGGCTCGGCAGTATGTCATACACTTTCAGAGCGTTTCCAGAATCTTCATCAGCAGCCACCTGGTGTTCGAGCGGCACGGTCGCAATACGGTTTTGCCTCTTTGTCGTCCGAATCAGTCTCCGAATCCGCCCTTTGATGTGGATCACCGCACAGGTCGTCCATTTCGCCCGGGTCGGGTCATATCGCATCAGCCCTTCCCAAAGCCCGATCATTCCGGCGCTCACCAGCTCGTCGTAGTCGATTCCGAGAGCCGCCGCCTTGTGCTGGTACTGCAGTGCCACGTAGTGCACGAGCCGCATGTTGTCACGCACCATCTGGTCCACCTCATCCGGCGCGAACGCTGTCTCCCGCGTCAGCACCGCCTCCGCCACTGTCGTCCACCTCCTTCAGCACCACCCGTATGCTCCGGGTCTGCTTGTCCAGCCGGATGGCGGTGTATTCGTCATCCAGGTGCCGCTTGAGTTGTGCCGTTAGGCTTTCCAGCACAACCACCAGGCTCCTAACATCGCGGCCTCTCTCCGGGAACTTGACCCAACATTCGGTCATTCGGACCGCCTCCAGTTACAGCACCGACCGCTTCCGCCAGCTTTCGCCGACCATCCGCACGCCCTTACACATCTCAAGGATTCGGTCCACCAAAGCGTCCCCAACACTGACCGTGTCGTTCGGGTTTTGTGGGTCGGCGTTGTACCGCTGGCGGATCACTGGCAGGCTCAAATTAGTCGTCACGATGAGGGCCTTGTTATCCTCGTAGCGAGCGTTCACAACGTCGAACACCGTCTGCTTGACCCACGGACTGACGTTCTCCTTCCCAAGGTCGTCGATAATGAGCAGCGCACAGCGCTTCAGCCGCCTCAGTACATCCGCCTCAGTCTCCCTGGCGTGTTCATCGTATGTGCGCCTGATGTCCTGGAGTAGGCTTGTGATGGTTCCGAACACCACCCAGTGACCGCGCGCGATCAGCTCCATGGCAATCGCCGCCGCTAGGTGTGTCTTGCCGGTGCCGACCGTGCCTGTCAGAAGCAGCCCCCTGCCCTCGACGGGATCGAACCAGTCTGCGTACTGCTTGGCCACCTCGAACGCCTCGCGGTTTGAGTCCGTGACCTGGAACGCCTCGAACGTCCGATTCCGCCACCGGGCCGGCAGGCCGCTCGTGCGAAACAGTTGCTCGATGCGCTCACGCTGCCGCTCCCGTTCCTCCGCCTCTTCGCGGGCTTTGCGCTCCGCTTCGCGCCGGTCCTGGGCCACTTTGAAGCCCTCGCAATCACACACGAGAGGGCCCCACGGGTATTCCTTGCCTCGCACCTTGACGGTCGTCATGCGCCGCATCTTGCAGCCGCAGTGCGGGCACTTATCCGCCCCCGAAGAAGCGCTCTTCGATAGCATCCCAGTCAACATCCGCTCCATCGCTTCGCCAATCGACTCCACGGTTTACACCCCCCTCGCCATTCGCTCTGGGCTTGGTTTCCGTTGGCGCCCGCGCCTTGATCGCCAGCTCGAAGCGAGCATCGTCCATCTCCGCCTGCGCTACTGTCCTTATCCCGCGTTGCAGTTGGCGCCGTAGAATCCCAAGCGCATACTCAAGGTCCTTGCCCTTGACACGGGACCGCCTTAGAGCGGTGATGACCAAGCCGACTTCCATCCCCTGCTCGACATACTGCACCAAGTCGTCGATCTGCACCGGATTCGGAAGGGTACCGTATATCTGCTCGTAGGCTCGTACGATCTCGCGCGCGTGCGCGTGATCACCACCACCACTTAGGTCTGGTTTGGTTAGGTTAGGTATGGTAGCCCCGTGACTCTCGCGGCCGTCACATTCCTGTCCGTCGTCCGTCCGCGTGACGTCCGCGTGACGGGCACGTGACCTCCGTTTCCTTTCCGCATTCTTTTCACGTTGGACTATCAGGCGGCCGGCATAGTCTTGCCAGTCGTGGATGTACAGTCCGTCCTCGGTCCGGTCGAGGAATCCGGCCGTGCACAGCGCTTCGACAGCGTGGCCTGGGTCGCCGCTCCACATGAGTGCGTCTGCGATGTCGCTGTCATCGTACTTGGTCAGGTCTCCATCCTGCGCGTAGTTCATCGCCCACCACCAGAGAAGGTGCAACCTGCCTATGGTCGCCGGGAGATCCTCTCCCAGCAGGCGGGCCAGTTTTCGCGTTTTTGGATGATGAGCCAGTGTTTCGTGCGACTCTATCCAGGCCACGGTTTCACCCCCCCTATGACCTCAGTTCTCGCGTCTCAAAGATCCCCGCCAGATCGGGCTCTTGCGACATGATTAGGCGCGCGTACCGGGACGGGTAGTTGTTGTTCAGCTTCCACCCCTCCGGGTCCAGCGTGTCCAGCATCAGCTGGTACCGCATGGTCTCCCACAGCATCTTGATCCCGATCCGACGATGTCCGCGGGCCTTCATCTGTCGGGCCAACCGCACCAGCGTCTCGTAGACGTGCGGATTGTCTTGGTGGTACTGCTGAAACTTCTGGTCGAGAGTCGGGTGATCAATCGTCGTCGTGCTCATGAACACCCCTCCGTGCATATTGCTTGTCCAGGCCGCATACCGTAGTACCGTGGGATGCGGCCGCAACACTCACGCCAATCACCGCTGTGCCGGACGCCGCTTCACGTAGCGGCGGTGGATCCCGGCGCGCCAGCGCACGAACGCCCAAAAGTTTCCTGAGTTCCATGCTTCGATCCACGTGCGCATGGTCTCCCCTATCACGTCCTCTTACCTCCCCGCCGGGATCTGGAGAACCATCCCCGGCCGTATCAGCGAGTCCTTCAGCCCATTGGCCTGCATGATGTCCCACACCGCCTGCCGCGGATCCTGGTGCTTGTCCAGCCGGCTGGCGATTGACCACAGAGTGTCGCCAGGCTGCACGGTGTACAGCGTCGTCTTCGGGCCCGGCGAGACGGCTCCGGACCGAACGGACGCCATCGCGGCGCCAAGGAACATCAGCACCCACACCAGGGCCAGGAGCAGGGGGGCGGCTTTTCGCAGCCCCCTGTGTCGCCCCGCGTCAGAACGGGAGGTCGGCGTCGTCGATCTCCAGCGACTCTCCGGCGAAGGGATCGTCATCCGGCGGCCCTCCCTTCGCTGGTGGATGATAGTTGTCCAGCGCGTCGATAAGTTGGGACGCTTCCTTGCTCGTCAGCTGCTCCATCGGCTTCCCCGTCTGCTGATGGACCCAAGCGGTAAGTTCCTCTCCCTCTAGGCCCTTGGCCTTGCCCTTCCGCTGGAGGAATGTCAGTTGCCGGTCGGACGCGGGCTTGGCGCCTCCGTTGCCGCTTTGCGGAGGCTGATTCATGCGTCGTTCATCCCTGACAGAGGTATCGTGCGGCCGAACCAGCATGCCCTCCATGTCCTCGACATCCTGGGTGAACAGGGCGCTCGAGCGAGTCGCGGAGAGGACGGCGTCGATCAATGCCCGTTTCTTGGCCATCTTAAGCAGCGTGTTGTCGATGTCGTCGATCTCGTCGTTCGGGATGCGGTATTGCACATAGCGTTCGCCCTTTTTGTTCGTCCCCGTCCGCGTTCTCAATCCTTCCGTAGACATCCCAGGCGGCAACTCATTCTCAAACACCCAGCGCCAGCGGTACTTCTTCTCCCACGAGTTGGCCGATCCAACACCAACCATGATGATTCGTCCGTCCGCCCGACTGATGAGCGGCAATGAAACGCGGTAACTGATGTAGATCGGAGTCTTCGTGTCGTCTCGCGTGAACTCAATCTGTGCCTCGCCGGCTGATAGACCGTACACGTCACACAGCTTTTCCGCACCCGGCTTGAGTAGAGTGGGCTTACTGTTGGCCCCCTCGATGATCCCGTAATCCTCTCCAGGAACCATGTACTCTCTCACGAACTGCTGAAGTTGAGAGAGCCTTTGCTTGAGTACAGCGAAGTCCATCACCATCGACAGGCCCGCGTTAGGCTGCGCGGATACAATCGCCCGTTCCTGGATGGCCATCACTCCGTCACCTCCACCGAGAACTTGACACCCTGGTCGATTACCGTCACGCCAGGAACCGCCTCTCCGCCGCGCAGCACCGCATCGCGAATCGCGTCCTTGGCAAGTTCCTCGCGGACCCTAACGAAGTCCGTCCGGCCTGCACCCTTCGCCCACGCCAGCAGCATCTCTTCGTCGTACTCCACCTTGGGCGGGAGCCTGCGGGCCTTTAGTTTTCCGTACGGCGTGCTGATGGTCTTGGCCCGAGTGTCCTGCGCCAACACCTGCTTGTGGTACTCGGTGAGCAGCATCTCCAGGTACTCCATGCTGCCACGGAGCTTGTCCAACTCATGCCGGCGCCAGGACTCGATCCGCTCGATCTCGGCGTCCGCCAGGTTGTTCGTGTCGCGCTCCTGTGCCTTGAGCGCCGCCAGTTTTCGCATGCACCAGTTGGCGCTAGCCAGGTCGGTGACCCGGAACCGCTCCCGGGCCTCCGCCGGCTGCTGCTCGAGTTCCTCGATCTCCTGCATGTAGAGCGGATTCACACTCATTCGTCCTCACCTCTCTTGTGATTCTCTGGCGGGCCGCTTGATGACCCGCCAACCCCATCCGGTGGTCACAGATGTTTCGCCTCCTCCTGGACCTTCTTGGCGAGGCGCTTGAACACCGAGGCCGGCAGATGGTCCATGAGAAAGTCGCACACCCGCTGCGCATATTGCTCGGTCAGTTCCGGCTGACCGTGGTACTTCTGATGCCACACTTCCCGGTCGACGTAGAGTGTCGACAGATCTCCACGATGACCCACGTAGATCACGCCTCAATCCACCTCCAGTCGAACGCCTCTGCGTGTTTCCTCGCGCACGTCCCGCAGAGATTCACTCCTGCTCGGCTTAGGTGTATGTCCTCGTCGTAGAAAAGTTCCTCGCAATAGTCGCACTGCACCACCGTCCCCCGACACTCAGGCGCCTCGCAGACCCTCTCGCCCGTGGCCAGTTGCACCGTCGCCTGAATCGGGTGCTGCCGATGGCAGATGAAGCACTCCACCGTCGGCGGGGCCGGGGATTGGATAACCGGCGCCGTGCTCATCTCGACACCACCTTGTGGTCGTGGTAGGCGTTCAACTCTCGGAGCAGGTCTGCCGTCGCCTCATCGCCGAACTCCCGCCGGTACTGCCGTATCAGTTGGTGCAGGCTGTGGCGGTAGAGCCATTCGCGGTTCTGCCGTTCCCGGTCCGTCGCCACCGCGCGGATGCTTGCAAAATCCGTCGTGACCTCGATCACCTGCATGGTCCGTTCCTCCTTGCCAGCCCCGCTCAATTGCGGTAGACTGGCGGTGATAGTCCCTTCGAAACACCCTTACCCCGTTACCCCGTGCGATGTTCCCGCATCCACGGGGTCTTCGTTTGTCCGCCCCTTCATCGTCCACCCCCTCAACACGCACATTTCGTGCGTAATCAGCACGGCACGTTCTCAGAAACCTGATACGCTATGCGTAGAGCAACGGCCCAATACGACGGCGTGTTTGGTGCCATTCCTTGGCCGCCTGCAACAGGTCAATCAGCCAGTCGATGAATGGCGCGCCTCCGCATGCACCGATGATTGCATCAAACAGGTCGTCACTCATTGGAGCACCGTTCTCAACCCGACTGATCACTGTCCGGTGGACGTTCACGGCCGCCGCCTCCTCGTCTTGCGTGAGGTTTGCAGCGCCCCGCAACGCCCGCGCAACGACAGCCTTCATGCCTCGCTTCACTTTCATCACCTCCTTGTCCATCCTCAATCCGGCGCGGTACCGAGCCGCGCCTCCCACATCCCCCCCATCGAAGGAGAGATACACCATGCAGACCACGTTGACACCGAGTGCCCAGGCCATCTTGGAGTTCATCTGCGAAGCCTTGATAGACCTCGCTGAAGAACTCCGTGAGAACTACGATGAAGTGGAGATCCGCTTGTCGATCTCCGCGCGTTGACTGAGCATGCGTTGTTGCACCCGAGCTAGGACACGCTTCACAACAGATTGCACCTCCGGCGGAAAGTCCTTTAGCGCCGGGACATAATGCTGTTGCATATCGCTCACCTCCTGGGTGAGCCTATGCGGTTGCAGGTTGGTCACTTGCTCGGCTGTCGCCATCACCAAAGACATCACCTCCTTCGGCCAACTCTCCATCGTGTCGATGTCAGGCCCGCTTGGCCTCTTCCTCCTCGTAGAGGTCGTCCACGCTACAATCGAGTGCCTTCGCCAACTTCGTGAGCGTGTTGATGCTCGGGCTCTTGATTTTGCCGTGGTCAAGCTTCCATACGAACGATTGAGCAAGGCCAGAACGCTTAGCCAGTTCATACGTCGTGATGCCACGTTGCTGGCGCACCTCTCTAACCTTGACCACCATCAACATCACCTCCATGGCTCTATTATGTTCCTTTAGAGTCAGGATGTCAACCTCTATCAGAAATTATTGCTCCAAAAAGTACGTCCGTTATAATTCTCTTTAGAGACATAACGAACGGGGGATTCAATTGGCTCTGGATGTCGAGTCCCGGTTACGGTCTCTGCGCGAATCTCGTGGCTGGAGCCAATACAGGTTGTCCAAGGAATCCGGGGTTGCGGCATCCGCCATCAACAAGATCGAGTCTGGCGACATGCGCCCAACCGTCGACGTGCTGTCCCGTCTCTGCTCCGCCCTCGGCATCACCCTTTCGGAGTTCTTCGCGGAGGACCGGAGTGATGAATTGCCTCCAGACCTCCGCAGACTCATATCGATTGCCAAAGAACTGACTCCGCAGCAGAGAGAGCAACTGGCGAAGTTCCTTGAAACCATGAAAGGTGGTGATGATTGATGCAATTTGATGGCGCTCTGATCCGCGAACAAGGAGTGACGTTCGCAATCGTTGTCGTAAAACAGCACGTCTTGAACTCACCACACGAACGCGATCAGATGCAGCAATTCGGACTGCAAGTGTTTGGACCGATACCAATCATCCTCATGGCTCAGGACACGCGAGGCATCCCTACATACTACGGGCGGCAGGACATCGTTAACTTTTTGTCCCGCGTCAACCCTGCTGCGATTCCGTGGAAACGGTATACCGTTTGATGCGCTGCGGAACTGGACCCTCCTTGCGAAGATCCACCACCGGAGCATTCGCAAACAGGGCATCCCATTCTGCCTCGCTCAGTGCAAACTGAGAAGTTGCCATGGCATGCAGTTTCGGGTCGTCGTGTTGTGTCGGACGAAGCCTTGAAACCATTCATTCCACCAGCCTTTCATTTACCCACCCAGCGGAAACTTTTGGACAAGTTCCTGCGGGAGATGGTTAGTAAAAGCGACAACTCGGAAAGGACGTGAAACGCTTGTTCAAATCCACCAAGGAATTCGATCATGCAATGTGTCGGATTCTCACGAACATCAGAGACGGGAATACAGATTTGAACCAACTCGAAAGTTTGTTGGGCCTCGAATCAGATGACTATCAGGATGCTCTTAAAAGACTCATTGATTTGAATCTGATCACCGGAGTGATGTACACGAAAACGATCGGTGGTCTAGTATTCAACGTGCATAAGCCGAGGCTCACCTACGAAGGGTTGGCTTTCATCGAGAGCCATGAGAATCAATAGACACAGGTTGCTCTGATGCCTTTTCACGAACATAGGTAAACACCGTTTCGATCTCTCCGTGTTTGATGCCGTGCTTGCAAAGTACCTCTAAGATTTCCATTGCCGCTTGAGCGAGCACGGCATGATTTCTTACCCTTTGCCCATCCATGCTCTCACCTCCTATCCGAACGTCTTCCTCAACGGCCCAAACCGCTGTTCCTGCATGTGAATGACCTCTTCCACCATGCCCGGCTCGTCATGGATCCGCCGATGGCACCTGTGACACACCAGCATCAGATTCCGCGGGTCATGGACGTTCTCGAACGTATACCATGCCGCGACAAACCGACCGCGTGGGACAACGTGATGAATCTGGGTTCCGGACCTACCGCAGATCTGGCAGATATGCTGGTCACGTTCGCGGATGTACTCGCGCAGGTCTTTGGTGTAGGCCGTTGGTTTACGCGATTTAGTTGCCAAGGTACTGCGCCGTCTGAGCGGCGTCTTGCGCTGGAGTGGTGTGCGCTTCACGGTTGGCGTGCACCATCGTGTGAGCTAGCTGCACCCAAGTCGAACCCCGTTACGAGTGCTCCGTTCCATTCCATGTCGGTGCACGTCTCGATGGCTTCCATCAGGTCGTCTAGGACTGCGTTTTGGCGTTCATTCAGATTCGCACGCAACCAAGCCAAACTCTCGACAACCCGTCTTGCTGCGTTCTGGTATTTTTCAAGCGTTTCCGACGGGCCGTTTGTCTGCAGGTCGCTAATGCGACTCATTCAGCCTTCACCGCCTGAGCGTCCTTGATCATCCCGTGCTGGCGCAGCAGACGATGGATGAAGTCCATCCCTTTGGCCGTGACCAGGGTCTGTGCCTTGTTCTCAATGCCGTCATGGAAATGCGTGATGCTGTACTGGCGCACCCTGAAATAGCCTCGGTCGATGTACTCCTGATATGGCTCATTGTTGTGCCGGAGTACCTTCTGCTCGCGCAGGAACGCGAACAGTTTGTTTCGACCGATTCCAAGCGACTTTGCAATCGCGCTCATCGCCTGGGCGTTGGTGGCTTGCATAGCCACTTCGTACAGCGCCACCTTCGGGGCCTGCTCCTCCAACTGCTGCCGCATTTGCTCGGCCTCTTCGGCCGCCGCAGCCAGGGCCCGGAGTGCCTCGGGATAGGTGCGCGGGAGATTGAACCGTTCCACCAGGTCCCGTGTCTGGAGTTCCTTGCGCATCCGCTCGAACTCGGCGATGTAGCGTTCCTTGAACTCCATGGCGCGCGGGCCTGTGTATCCCATGACGAGGAGTGCAAAACCTTGTTCGGTCATGATGTACTTCGGCTTCTCACGGTTCCATTGGTCGATGTACGAGGTGAGCACGAAATTGTGCTCACGAAACTCATCGCTGCATCCAAGCTCACGAATGTCTTGCAGAACTCGCCGGTGCTCTTTTCCGAACACCGTTGCCACCGTCAGGCTGTCGGTCACCGGCCGATCCTGGTGGATGAACACGAGTTGATTCACGATATCACCTCCTCAGGCCGTATGTTCCTCGTTCCCTTTGGGAACACTGTCTGTAAAAAGATAGTCAACAGTCGACTGCAATGCGTCCGCGATGCGTTTCGCGACATGGATGGTCGACGTTCTTCGCCCGGCTTCAATGTTGGCCAGATACGCACGAGAGATATTGGCCTTTCTGGCCAGTTCCTCTTGCGTCAGGTTGAGTTGCTTTCTACGCTCGACCAACCGGGTATTGGGATTCATCTCAACCCTCCTTTCGTTCCTTAACGGAACTTGATTCTGAGAACATCATAGTTCCTAGTCGGAACTTTGTCAAGCAGTTTTGTTCCTTTATGCGACGTTTCTTTTCGGAACATATGCATGTACAATACATAGCGAGGCAGGTGGTTACCCTTGACGTCTTTCGCTCAACGGTTCAAATTGCTACGGGAAGGCCGAGGATGGACACAGGACGACATCGCTGCGAAACTTGGCGTGTCGCGCTCGACGATTGCCGGTTATGAGTCCGAAAATAAGGGGAGGGTGCCTCGGGAAGAAACCCTGATTAAAATAGCTGAGTTACTGGGATGTACAACGGATTATCTTCTTGGACGAACAGATGACCCGCACGCGTCTGCCGTCTCGGACGTCGTCGAAATGATGTCATCCGAGGAACGCCGTCTCCTTGAAACCATTCGCCAATTGCCTCCCGATAAACAGCAGCAAGTTACTCAGTTTGCTGATTTTCTAAAGTCTCAAGGCGATAAAGAGGACAAGCACACGGAGGAGTCTGCAGGGCTTGATCCTGATGATATGAACGCAGAAATCACAGAAATCGCCGCCCACATGGAAAGCGAGTACGGCATTGATGATCCAGGTTTTGTCGAGCACATACACAATGTGATCCGTCGCACATTGCGCAAATACGATGAGATGGTCGCAAAACAGAAGAATAATGGGTGAGATCTCCATGGATAGGCTTCTTGAAGTCATACAGCAAGAAGATATCTTTCTGGATTATGATCATCTGAATTATGGCGAACGCAAGCTGCATGGATTGTATTTCTACGATCATTACAGAGACAAGCCATTCATCCTCCTGGACATCCGATTGGATTTCAATCCAACCCTTCATCGATGCGTATTGGCCGAAGAACTCGGCCATTACTTCACTGTCCCGCGTTCGAAATTCACGAAACCATTCGCTTCTTATGGAGACCGTATCGAACTTAGTCGCGACGAACGGCGCGCGTTGAATTGGGCTGCGCGATTCCTCATTTCTGAGGAGTCACTGAAGGAAGCGTTGGCACAACGGTATCGATCAATCCATGAACTCGCTGAGCATCTAGGGGTAACAACTGAAATTGCCAGTATCCGTTTGCAGATGCGGAATATGTGACCATGACGGGGAGGACAGGCCCATGCAATTGGAGTACAGGAAGTATATGGGGAAGGCGGAGTTTGAAAAGGCGTTACATACATTGATGGGCATCATCGACGGCATCCGGGCAGACGAGCAGATTAATTCGATGGAAGTCGAGGAACTGCAGAACTGGTGCCTGCTTCAAAGTGCACATCAGTCGAAATATCCATTCAAAGAGATTGTGCCATTGGTCCGTGCCTCCATCGCGGATGGGATCATGACCGAAGAAGAGATCGAGGACATCCGCTGGCTTTGCAACATGTATTTATACGACAACCCATATTTCAACGTCATCACACATGACATCCAAGTACTCCATGGGATCTTGCATGGTATCTTAAGCGATGGCACGATCAACGTCCAAGAACTCAAATTTCTGAAAGAATGGCTCGACAAATCGTCATACTTGGAATCTGTCTTTCCATATGATGAAGTCTATTCCTTGGTGTTTCAGGTCCTTCGGGACGGCAAAGTTGATCCTCAAGAAGAACGACTTCTAAAGGCTTTCTTTGCCGAGTTCATAGACCTCCGGACGTCATACAATCTCAACCAGGGTGAAATCGAGGCGCTGAAGAGACAGATGAACATTAGCGGTCTATGCGCCCTGGCGCCAGATATTCAGGTGCAGGACCGGGTCTTCTGCTTCACCGGCGAGTCCGGCAGGATGAAGCGGGCCGACATCCAAAAGGTAGTGATCGAACATGGAGGCCGGTTCTCAAACAGCGTCACGGCTGACACAGACTATCTTGTGGTCGGAGACCAGGGCAACCCATGCTGGGCATTTTCATGCTATGGTCGCAAGGTAGAAAGAGCGATGCATCTCAGAAAACAGGGCCACAGGATCCTGATCGTCCACGAAGTGGACTTTTGGGATGCCTTGGCATAATCACATTGGAAAATCATTAAGGGGGCTCAAGGGTTATGAAACTCCGCTTGGTGTATATGTCGCTGGCAGCGCTGATGATGGTAGCTGGGTGCGGAGGATCGCAGCATCTGTCTAATTCGACGTCGTCCACCATATCTAATCAAGCATCGCCGTCGACCAGTCAATCAAATTCCACTGCCCCAACCAGTACCCAGTCTAATGCCGAAGTCACTCAGACTATACCACCGTCGCATCAGAACACATGGAACGTCAATGACATCGATGTCGCCACCAATGGAAATATTGATATAGCGATCTCGAAATTGAAGGATGTTTCCGCTAGCGATGTAAAGAAACAGGCACAAGCAGCGAAACCAGGCGACGTCATGAAGGCTCCATGGAAATACTATGGAAAGATCGTGAAGTTAAGCGGGCAAGTTGGTATCGCTCAAGAATATGCCCCTGGAAGCGATATTTCGCAGGCTTTTGGTGGTGGTGAAGTTGGAGAGCTTGTGATTGGCACGGAAGATATGACGTTCATCGACTATATGAATATCGGATCGACAGGTGACGTCAATGTTGGGGATATGGTCACGGTATATGGGTATCCTGTCGGTCAGGTCCAGGCCGATAATAAGCTCGGCGGAAAGACTGCCGAATTGGCGATAATCGGCAAACTGGTGGAGAAGCAGCAGGGGCAGCAGTAAAAAGCGACTTAAGGTGGTGCCAAATCTGTGACCGTCGCCTTGTATTGCCGTGTGTCCACTGATGAACAGGCGACACACGGTTTTTCGCTTGAAGCACAGAAAGATCGACTCATCGCATACTGCCAGAGCCAAGGCTGGCAGGACTATGAGGTGTACTCCGACGATGGGTATTCCGGAACAAACCTGGAACGCCCTGCCTTGCGGCGCCTTATACGTCACATCGAGAGCGGCCTAATCCAGAGCGTGGTCGTGTACCGCTTGGATCGCCTCAGCCGCCGGCAGAGGCATGTACTGTACCTGCTCGAAGAGGTATTTGAACGGCACGGCGTAGCCTTCAAAAGCGCCACGGAGCCCTTTGACACTTCGACGCCACTCGGCAAGGCGATGATCGGCATCCTCGCGGTGTTCGCGCAATTGGAGCGCGAAACCATCATCGAACGGACGAAAGAAGGCCACCACAAACGCGCTCGCCAAGGTCTATGGGGCGGGGGCCCGCAACCGTTCGGATACCGGTGGAACAAAGAGGCCGGACGGCTCGAAGTCGTACCATCCGAAGCGCGCATCGTGAGAGAGATGTTCCGGCGTTTTTTACAGGGAGCATCGCTGGTGGAGATCGCAGATTGGGCGGAGTCACAGTACCCCAATCGCTGGTGGGACCACAATGTGGCCAAAGCAATGTTACAGCGGCCCATCTATGCTGGTCACGTGCACTATGGCACCGCAAAAGCCAAAGGAAATCATGAGCCTATCATCGATGAGGTCACTTTCCAGAGTGCGCAAAGGGAGATGAAGCGTCGCGATGGTCTCCTTCCTGCGCGCGGCGAATATCTGCTCAGCGGCCTTCTGCGGTGCGGCGAATGTGGCGAGCCAGTGGTCCATCATCACGTGCATCGTACACGTGGAATACCAAAGGTCCACGATTATTACGTGTGCGCTCGAAAACACAAAGGATCTGGTTACCGTAAGCTAGGGGGGCCTTGTCCATCACGTCACATACCCATGGATCCACTGGATGATCAAGTGACGCAATTGGTCCGGTCTATCGCGACTTCGCCGGAGGATTTGATCTCGCAAGCAGACGAACCGGAGGCTGAATACGAAATCGCGGCCTTGGAAGCTGAATTGGCATCAGTGGAACGCAAGTTGCGAAGGTGGTATGACGCCTTTGAAGAAGAGGCGATTGACGCGCGGGAACTGCGCCGTCGCGTTGCCGATTTGGAGCGTGAACGCGGGCGCATCGAACTCGCCCTGGACGAAGCCCGAGAACGGATGCGGCGCCCAGACCCGGAACCGATACTTGATGCATTTCATGCCATCCGCGATGCGTGGGATGATATGGAACTGTCAGAGAAAAAGACGGTGTTGCGGGCGACCATCCGGCAGATCCTCGTATTTAGGGACGGGTCATTCCGCATCGAATGGAACCTATAG